TTAAAACAGCATTATATAGGTTCCTTCCAACAGATTAAGGGTTGAGGACTGCATTATGTGAGTATTTTTTTTTAAGCGGGATGTTTAACAATTAAAATATGGATGGTATGAACGTATATGACTTTGCGCCTGACTTAGATTTGAGTAAGGAGGTAGAAGGTTCTATTTTCGGGGTAAAAGGAATAGAAGGCAGTGATGGAATAGTATATGCTAAGGTAGTTAGCTGTGTAGACGTTAAGGATTACAGTTGTGATAGGTGTATTTTTTATGATTGTTATAAGGATAAATGTTTATTATCGCGTAGTGATAGTTGTATAGATGGAGATTGGATTTGTAGGTACGAACAGGCTGCCATAGAGGGGGAGTAGGCGGCGCCTTGGGCTAAGGCCTGCGGTTGTAGGTGGAACGTAGGTCGGAGCAGAGCCGGAACAGTTTATTGTGGAACTAAAAAAAATAAAAAGGAGGAGATAGCGATATGAAAAAGGCATTTAAGATATTTTCTATTATGTTTGTCATAGAAATAGTGCTGATAGCTATTTTAGATGCTATGGCGTAAGTGAGAAAAATTTCTTCATTAATTTTCTTATGCTTTAGACAGAATGCTCCCATCTGCGAAGATCGGAGCATTTGCTTTATGGGATTCATGGTGCAGCAAGTCGGTTCGATTCCGGCGATCTCACACAACATTAAAATAGGGAAGAACATGTTAAAAGAAGAATTTGAAGAACTGATTAAAAGGGAGGTAAACGAAAATCAGTATAAAAACATAGAAACGGCATACGAGGCTTTGCCGGAGTATATGGATAAGATGTATTTAGCAAGTGCTATTTCAAATGATATTGGGAAAGCTATTAATGTCTTATCGTTTTTAGGATCGCATATAAGCGAGTTAATGGGTTCGATAATAATCGAAAGGCAAAAGGTGGAATCATGTGCCTATGATTTAATAAACAAATCGCATGAGGAGGATGACTTGAAAGCAAGAGAGATTGCCGTGCGATTAATAGGAGAGAGGGAAACAGTGGCATACACAGTAAAAGAAGGGCTGCCATTGTGGGAACAAGATAAAAAGTTTATAATAGAATTAATAAAGGAGGATAGAAAATGAAAGACGGTATTGTATTGCATCCAGAGCATGGGTTGAATCCATCCATAGAACTATGCATAGTATGCGGTGAAGAGATGGGGATTGCTTTATTAGGGAATAACATCAAAGGGCAGGCGCCGCATCATATATGCACGGGAGAAATATGTGACAATTGCAAAAAGATAATAGATGACGGAGGTTGTTTTATTATCGAAGTTGAGGATGGATCAGATCAAAAGAATCCGTATCGTACAGGGAGATATTGCGCGATAAAGAAAGAAGCAGCAAAGAAAATACTTGGACACATAGTATTGTGTACATGGAAAAGTCTGCGTACAGTCAAATAATACCACAAAAATAAAGAAAGATATGTTTGCAAAAGAAGAGCGATTATTCATATGGAAAAAGGTATATGAGATGATTGATAGGTTAGAGGATGGGGAATACATATGTGTTGCGTTAAGAAATGTAGTGTTTATGTATTTCAAAACACATAAAAATATCTATGAGTTTCGTTCAGACGAAATGGTGAGAATATATTTCCCGGAATTGGAAGAGAAGATAAGTATGGCCACAGAACCAGAGGAAACAAGAACGTTTTATGGGTGGTTTGGTTGTCTTAGTCCAGAAACGAAGGAGGTAAGGCTGAATATTGTGAAAGATATTATAAAAGAATTAGAATAGTATTTTTGTTAATCTATTTTATTCATCAAATTAAGTTTTGGGTTTTGGCATGTCGGTTCGTGAGGATAGGCATGCCTATTTCTGCATCATAGAGGGGATGACGCGGCGTGCCGGTGCGTATGTGCCGGTCCTGGTTCGATTCTGGGCATCTCACAAACAATAAAACAAAAAAGTTATGAGAATATATAAGAATGATATTATAAAGGCGTCAGCAATAAGCACCGGAGCCGACAGAGGCGTGTTGCTGTGTTCAATAACAGATTCAGGCTTTACGTCTATAGCGGGCGTAATATCGGCTGTTAAGGATAGGTTACCAAACGAAGATCACAAGAAGATGGTTTTTGAAATCTTGAATGATACGAAAAAAGAGTACGGAAGATATAATAATTGCGGAACAAAAGTATTGTAATAAAGAGTAGAAAACAATATGTTTATGTAATATTAGTTTTTTCATTTTTATTGAAAGGAGCGCCGGCCTGTGAAGGTATGCGCTCTTTGTATTTGTATAATGCATAAAACAATAATAATATGACAGAGAATAGTATAGACGTAAATATCGTACCTGTAAAGAATGGTATGAAACGTGTTGTGGTATCATATTACCATTATTCACGCAAGGAGAAAGATCGCATGAGTTCCCAAACGGATTACGTTTGGGAAACAAAGAATGAAGAAATGTTTAAATACTTTGAGGCCAGGAGGACAAAAGTATTTTATAGTCAGATTCGTGCCATGTGTAGATTCTATGGCAAGAAAAATGTACGTAAATACAAAAAGTTATGATATTAAAAACGACAACCAACGAGTTTTGTTTCATTAACGTAAGTTTCTACGAAACAATAGCAGATCCTCGTCATTTCTTTGAACAGGATTATGAAGAGATGCCAGAATATGAGGAGGAATCGGATTTTGATTTTGATTCTTATTACAATAAGTTTATTCCTTTTGTACAGGAATGGGCGAATGAGGTAAGTGAACGCCTTTACGGATATGGCGTGAATAGTATAAAGGTAACATCGGTCGGATATCCGAAAGAATATAATTATGGTACTGATTGGATGAACGTAGAGGTAGAGTTTTGTGATGAATGGAGGCAAAAGATGTTATCTAACATTAGTAAGATTGTCAATGATGATAAATGCAAGAAGTATGCGGAGACTAATTACCGGTCGGTATCAGGATACATCTTTTTAGGACCTGAAGATTTAAAGGAATTTGAAAAGGAAATAATAGAAAGAAAGTCGGATTCCGGATATGATGTAACAATATTATTAAATATGTATCTAACTTTGGCTTTTGTAAAAGAATTTGGATTTAAAGCCGGAGAAGCATGGAGTGAAATAACAGAATATGCTTACGGATGTTTATCGTATTCCGATTTTGCAACAACAGAGATGCTTATACCGGAAGGTTCGGAGCATTTATTCAAAGACATTTACACGGCAAAGGCCGACGAATTATATCATCATGTCCTGGATAAATTCGGATGGGCGTGGCGTGATCCGAAATATAAGTCAGAAACAGAATTATGCGCGATGCTAAAGTGGGCAAAAGAAAAAGGCTTGACCATTGAAGAGTTAAGTATTTAATTGTTAAACATAAGGCAGTAGTGGTGCGTGAGTATAGGTGCTGCCGTTAAAATATTTTATAAGATGAAAAAAGAAGAGATTCAAACTATTTTATACACAATCAAAGAAGGAGACAGTATTAAAATCAAAGTACAAGACAAAAGTGAAGAGATAAGACTGCGGGATCATGTAAGAAGAGTACAGAAATACGGATACAGGTTTTGTTTGTCTCATTTACATGATGGAATTTTCTATCTGGAGAAGTTGAAAGAAGGGGATAAGGATAAATACTATAGAGTAATAAACAGAGGAAATGGAAAGACCGGAGTATAATAAGCTACGCAAAATGGCTAAGACTACTCCAGGTCTGATAGTGGACGAGGTGCAAAACATGATGCGTGTATCGCTATACGATAATGGGGAACTTAAGAAGGTGGTAGTAGTAATGAAATGCGATTCTTTTTTACAGTCAAAAAGTAACATAGAAAAGATAATGTTATTATCATCTTCTATAGAAGATAGAAAAAACAAAGAAAAAAATAAAACAAAATCAGAAAATGAACAGAATAACAAAAATAAGAGAAGAAATAGGAGGAAAACAGGTTGATTTGACCTTTTACGGGCGCTTTTGCAGCCTTATCGAAGGTGATAGGAAGATAATACTAAGGGCAATAAAAAACGGTCGTAAAAAAGGCGTAATCGGGGCCATTCAGCCTGGGAGACATGACAGAATTTGGACCACATGGTCTATTGCTTTTGATGATCTGAGGGTAGGGGATACGGTAGAGTTCAGTACATCTGGAAAATACAATCCCGGATTTCATGCTACGGAAAAGTATGTAGGGTGTGTAGAATGGATAAGGGGATCGGAATGTGCGATAAAAACCGGCAATGGAATAGCAGTAGTATTAATTAAACATGTAGAAAGGGTGGTAAAATAATGGATTTAAGGATGTTTATAGACCTATTTCAGGAGATTGAGGTAGAGAACTTGTTTAAAGCGTTAGATTTATGTATGGAATATGTAAGATTAGATTTACATGTGTTTAATGTAGGAGCTTATGTAACGTGTTCATACAGTAATGATCTTGAATCTCTTTCACAGGCAGAAGGTTGTAATGTGAATATGATAATAGAGGTACCCCACTTATTCGAAGCATTCATGGAATATGCTTCACCGGAAATGAAGTTGTATTATGAAAAACTAACAGAGATAGTATAATATGAAAGAAGAAGTAGAACGGATAAAGAAGTTGGTAGGCATAGATCATAACAGATGGGAGCAACCTTGTACATGTGATAAATGCAAGAACATGTGTAAGGTTTCTTGTATTGGTACGCCAAAAGACATAGAGGCTATCATAGATGCCGGATACGCTGACAGGTTAAAAGAAACAATGTGGATGGTAGGGTATCTTGCAGTGAAAGAAAAACCAATAGCGATGATCCAGCCAACAGAGAAAGACGGGTGGTGCGCATTCCGCCGGCCGGACGGTCTATGCGAGCTGCATGACCGTGGACTAAAGCCGACTGAAGGAGTTCTGGCTTCTTGTAAGGTGGTTAAAGAAGACAATGTCCCAACATATGAAACGTCTGTACTTAGAGCAGTAGCTCATGAGTGGGTTAAGGTAGAGAACTTCGCAACTATAATGAGGGTCGTTTTTAAATTTTTGCATGAAAATGAACGTAGAAAATAAATTAGATAAAGTGGTTAATATCCTAAAAGAAAAAGGATTTGTAGTATATAGAAAGGGCGGGAAGGAGCCAGGTGTGTTTTACGCTAAAGAAGGTGACAGCCGGATAGGATTCGTTTATCCCAACAACGGATATATATATGATAGAATAAAAATGTGGTCTTTTTCAAGGATATATAAACCACATAAGAAAACCGGGTCTTCGTGTTTAATGAGCGTCAGCGACGAATTTACGATAGAGAATGCGATTAAGAACATAGAGGATAGACTGTGGGTGAATTATATAAAAGATGGTAACAGAAAACGACCAGAAGAATATAAAAATATAAGAGAATTTGTTGGTAGCTTCACTAAATTCTACAGCTCTGTAGAATTAGTTGAGGTTAAGTAGTTTTCCATGTAAGTTAGTTACCGGCACTGGTCTGCGAAGATAGGCGCCGTTTTTTTTATTCAAGGAAGGAGGACAAAGATGGGAAAAAGAGACAAGGAGATACCTTATGAGGTAGTCATACAGGAAAGAAAAAGAGTGGATTTATATGGTAACGTAGTGTATTATATCTATTGGTTTGATAAATATGGGTACAATATCACAAACGAATGGAAATTCTGGAGCAAGGGTCCGAAAAAGAAATACGATAGAGTTAATCGTTATCTAACGGATAGTTGGCTGAAGGAATACTGTGGGAATAACAATTTAAAGATAAGGAGAATAAAGGAATGAAGCCGGGAAAGTATGTTATGGTAACAAACGAGTGCGGTGCTTTGGATATTATAAAAGAAAAATTTGACAATATAAATATAGTGGAATATGGATCTGAATGAATTGTACAAAGAAATAGAAAAAGCAGAGATTGATCTGAATGCAAAAAGATTAAAGTACATCAAAGAGGCATTAGTGGAGAATGGTGGAAGTATAAAGCTAAAATTTAAAAAATGGGGAGAAGATAATAATGCGTTTGACTTTGATGATCAGTTTCCGGTGATAATAGAAATTGCTGGGATTCCTATGTTTTTAACGGAGGTGTATGTCAAAAAAAACGATTTTCGTATGGTTCTGCTGGACTATGATGATATGACTTTAGGTGATTTTGATAATACAGGGGAAAATGAACAGGTTGCTTATTTTATTAACTATTGCTTAAATCAAGACAAAGATGGGAAAGAGTAGAAAAGATTATGAGAAGTTTCTTAACTCCATATCTCCAGATAGAGACGATGAGGCATGGATCATTGGAGGAAAGAACAGGTATTGCGGTAGAGAGAATTATGGTACTATGATCAAAAGGTATGATCCTATTGGTTTTAACGTAGGATACAGGGAGTGGGCAGAGCAGCCAGGGTAAGGAGGCGCCCGTCCTGCCATGAGGCCAGCCTGGCTGTTCGTGGCCAGGGCCATACATTAATCAGATAGTGAACGGCGAAAACAATACATAAAATGGGAAACGAATTAAAACTTAACAGCGCAGAAGAAGCAGAAGTAATTTTAAGAAATGGTGGCTGATTATAAAGGTCGCATATATGAATATTACGAGTTCAAGAGAGAGGTCATTGATAAGATAAGATAATTATATACCTAAAATAATAGTTTATGACATTCAAAGAATTTATGAAAGAAGTAGGCTATGACCCAATGACTACCTTTTGGGAAGATTTCAGCATAGCCGACAAGTATAGTATAGCAGGTGTCAAGGATACCTACAAACGTGCATTCAGTGAATGGAAAGATGATTATAAGTTTTTCACGGAATTAACGCTTGTATTGAATCATAAAATCTGGCAACATCATGAAAGCAATCGTAAACTGGCTGCACTGTATGACCGGTTGTGGCGAGAAGCTGACGAGTATGCCATGAACAACTTTAAGGGAGAAGAACTTGATTATTATTACAGAATAACAGATTAATATTATGACAGCAGCAGAAAAATTAAGAACTATTTAAAATATAAAGACATGGAAGACGATCTTATTACAACAAAAGAAGTAGGTGATTATCGCATTAAAGTGTATTATTGCCGTGATTCAGAATGCCCTATAACTAATTGGGGTTTGTTTGGGTCATTCTTTTTTGAATACTCTGATATGCATCGATTGCATGATGAATGCAATTGGAAAACTTTCTTCTACGATAACAAGCATAATCTTAGAGATGTTATTGATGCTATTGTAATGAAGCATATAGAACAGAAAGACATTGTAAAATATTTAAAGAAAGGGGAAGCGAATGGGATCTCATTCACATACAACAGAGGTAGCAATGTATGGGAGTTGAAGCATAAGACAAGTCCATATATAGATCAAGAGTTTTCACCAAGTGATTTGACGGACTTTGATTGCAGAGGAGAATTAATAGAGGATCTGGATGACGAAGATTTGTTAGATATCATATCCAAATATGGAAAAGATGTGGTGGCTATAGAGTGGTCAACAAGGGGTTATAATCAAGGTGATTATATAAAAGGGATAGCATACGTTACAAAAGAAAAATATGATAATGAAGTCTGCGATAAAGAAGGAGACTGGAAAGAAGATTGTGCCAAAATTATAGATAATGAAGTAAAGTCCATAGGTATGTGGATGTGGGGAGATGTAAAAGGGTACGTTCTTGAAAAGAAGGTAGCATTTACCAAGAGATACAAAGACGAATCAAGAGAGGATGAAGATTGTGAAGAATGGGAAGAGGTTGATTCTTGCTGGGGATGTTACGAGGAGACAGATGAATTGATAAAGGAAGTTATGATAGAGAATGATTTAGAAGAATAGGTTATAATGGCTGATAGTGACGGACGCCACAGGAGACAGGTGGGAAAGTGCGAAGAGCTCCGGTTCAGGGGAGACGGGGCCTGCTTTGCGTGACGTAAGGCTACAGTAGATGAAATTGTTGAACATTTTAAAAACAGATAATTATGGGATATATATGTACAAGATGTGGTGGAACAAATGTTGCTTGTGAAGCCATAGTAAATCCGAATACCGGAAAAATAATAGATTATTTTGATGGATCTTTTATGCATGCTATTTGCTCGAATTGTGAAAACGAGGTGATAATATCCAACATTGAAGAAGTCAAACATGAAATTGATTTAAGGTTTCATGAATTTGTAGAAAGAACAGGGAAGGAGCCTGAATACGTAGAATGTCAGATTGTACGGAAAGAGACAGGAGATGAACAAAGAAAGACAATGAAACTATCATTGAACATCAACGATGATGACAATGATGATGTTTTTTGTTACTGCAATGGGATAGAATCGTTTAAGCAACTTGCTGAATACGGAATGGGAGAATTTATCGTAACATTTTGTTGGAGTTTCTTTTAAGAAACATATTTAGTTATCATTTTTAATAACATATCTTATGAAAACACAAGAAGAATATGCCCGTGAAATTGACGAAATCGTTCGTCGGGATGTGGAGAGTTGCCAGAGTGACTGGTTTAAAATCGACAAGGAGATATTTATGCAACCGAAAAACAAGAATAAGATATTTATTCTTGGAACCAGAAAGACCGGATGTGATTTAATAATACTGGGTGGCACTAATTGTGATGAAGGTAGTATGGATTGGCTTTTTGGGAGTCTTGGCAATGAAAACTTCTATGTATGTCAACCGTTATCTTTCTACAAATCACAGCGGGAAATCCAGAAAGTAAATCCGCTGTATGCTTTTAAAGTGGCCACTGCTTATTTTAGAGAACAAGGGATGATTCCGGTATTTGAAGATGCAAATTGCAGACTAATGAAGATATAAAATGAAAGAATTTGATAAATATATAACCATATCATTTAAATATGGTGGGTGTAAACATAATTACAAAATAGATAAAAAAGAGATTGAAATACATGAAGACAATAATGTCTGGTTCTCTTATTTTGATTTCGGAAAATATCATTTTGAGGTATGGGGCGGGTTAGATGAGGATAATAATCCCATCACTGGAGGAGAATCAAAAAATGGTTTCTGTTCGCCTTTTGCAGTTAATGTATATATCATAGAAAACGACGAAGGTGTACAGGTTGCTCAAATTGATGATGTGGATATAATAGAATGCGTATAAACGAAGGTGGTATGATAGAAATAATAAGATACAGGCTTCCGATTTATTGGGCTTGCGCTCTGATAAACGGTGATTATTCAGGACTGTCTGAAGAAGAAATACAGGAAATAGATGCTTTTTTGAAAAAAGCAGAAGGTTATCCGGTAGATGTAGATTTGGAAACACAAGGGTTTTACCGTTGTAATGACGCAGGAACACTTCCCGGAGAGTGTGCAGATTTTATTTTTCATAAGTGTAATGATTAAACTAAAATAATATGGAAACTGCAAACAAACTAACTTATTTAAGTACAAAATTCTTTACAGAAAACAAAGAAGAATACAGAATAACAGTCACAGTATCTTTAGATGATGATTGTCGTAGCAATATGTGTGACTGGAGCGTAACAGCCGATGTTAGATGGAAAAATCAACGTGGACAATACAAGGAGTATATGGGAGGCTGCTGTCACGATGAAGTTGCAAAACATTTTCCGGAATTGGCAAAATTCATATCGTTGCATCTTTGTAACCATTATGGTGCTCCTATGTATCCGGTGGAAAATGGCATATATCACGTTAGAAGAAGTGGCATGTCTGTAGCAATGGAGTATTTGCGTATATCAGAACAAGAATGCGCAGAATTATATAAAGCCTCTGAGGATGAGTTGTATTTCAAGTATCAGCTTTTCAATCTTGGGATTGTGGATAGATGGAAAAGAGAATCAGAAGAGCTTATTGCGGAACTTGAAAAATTGTGTGGAAAGAAGTGGGTTAATCCATATAAGCCGGAAGAAGAAAGATTTGTTTTAACACTAACGGACGAGGAACGATCTCTTATTGAAGAGCGTATTAAAGCCGGGCATTATTCCTCAGAAAATATAGAGAAACGCAGAGTGGAAGCCCATAAAGCAAAGATGGCGGCAAAACGTGCTGAAATTTGTGAGCGATACGATAAAAAAATCAGACAAGCAGAAGCAGAAAAGAAGATAATACTCTGTGTGTTTGATTATGGATTGCCAATTAATAATGTTATATATTATCCTCACACGAACACTTTATCTTTCAACTGGAACGATTATGGAGGAAAAATCACACAGGAAGAGTTTGATGATTTTGTGAATAACGTAGACCGCTCTCAGTTGCCGGAAGGCATCAAGTTTGAACTTAAATAATACAGGATATGGAAAGGTTGGATTTTGAAACGTTACTTCGTGTCGTAATATGGGATTACAACCGTTGTTTTAAAGATGAATCGTTGGACAAGGATTTGTTCATAGAAAAATACGGGAAAGTTATGGGAGAACATTATTACAACAAGTTTGTCCATGAGTTTAACGGGAATATCCTGAAGATGATCGGTTACTTCAGAGGTTCCGAAAAAGATGGGCAAGTCTTCTGCGATATGATAATCGAACGTATTGAAAAATACGAAAAAAGAATGTCATATGATAAAGGTAAGTTAAACAATTAAAAAGATATTTATATGAACAATTCAATGGTCGCTCACTTGTGGGCAAACGAAAAGCAAGAATCTGCAAATGGTAGTAATTTCTATTTTGAAGGTGAAAGTATTTACTCCTATGGAAGACATTTTGAGGTCGGAAGAATCGTGCGAAACAAGCGTGGAGAAAAGGCGTATTTGATTAATGATACATACTATTCTTCTACTACAAGCAAGCATCAATATTATGTTCGTGAAGCAATACCAACTGGCTCAAAGGTGTTCTATGTTGAATGTAATATATCATATTGTATCGGTAACATGCTCTTTGTTACCAATATGTTGGAATGTATTAAAGATGCTATTGAAAAATACAAGAAAGCCAGAACCGAATTGTCTTATCGGGATGTTTGGGAGAATTTTAAAAATCTGATGGATTATATTGAGTTCTTCGATATGGGGACTCCCCGGCGTCTTCTTAAAAAGAGCGCAAACGAATGGCTTGGAACTAACCATGAATTATCATGGAAATCAGATAAGATTAAACGTGAACATGTCCGTGAGTTGAAACGTGTTTTCCAGATATTATTGAATCATCAAGCACTGGAAGTCCTTGGAACCGTTATTGTGATTGTAGATGAAGTTTGTGGTGAAGGAACTTGGTTGAAATATCGGGAAAGAGTTGAAAAATATAGAATAAATATAGAAGCAAAACAGGAAAAAAAGCGAAGGGCAAGGGAAGAAGAATTAGACAAATTTCGTAAGGATTTTTATGAAAAATTAGAAAAATGGAAGTCGGGAGAACTTAATTTCTTGCATTCATATTATTTTATTGATTGTGCTGACGTAAATGCTTGGATGCGCATAAAAGGGGGAATTATTGAAACGAGCAAACAAATAAAAATCGGGATAGAAGAAGCCAGAAGGATGTGGCAGATGGTGTCACTGTTGCACCGGGGAGGCCAGTTCCGGCATGGCCTGGTAGAGGACGTGGGTGGCAATAAGTGGAGCATAAACCGGTATGAAAACGATATACTGACAGCCGGATGTCATCGTATTGCGTATAGTGAGATGGAAAGTATTGCAAAGCAACTGGGATGGGCGTAAGTAACCCATCTTATTTTATAACAACTAAAAACAAGAAAAATATGGAAAATGCAATTATTATTCCGTTTGATTTAAATACGGCGAGAAAAATTAAAAGCGGAGAAATAGAAGGTTCGGTATTAATTGATAATATTGAAATAGAATTTGTATATGAGTCGAAAGACTGTGCAGGTCCTTATAATTTGCTTTTTGTAAAAAAAGATGGATATGGGATAAGTGCTATATATGCCAACACGGAAGGTTGTATTATTGGCGGCACCACTCTGGAATTGAAGGTAGAGGCTGGAGCGTATTTTAAGAAAGGAGATGTATTAACAAACACTAAAGGATGTCAATTTATATATGATGGACTTATTACCAAAGGGGTAATGGGAAGTATATGTGGAATGGTAACATCTGGAGATATTAAGTTTGATCATAGCGGATTATGGACTGATGTGTATGATGAAGATAAAAAACGGCATGTAAGAAAGGCTATAGAAGAAGAGAAGAAATTTTTAGCAGAAAAGATTATAAAAGCCGAAGACAGTAGAAAAATAGATATAATAAAACGATATTTAAGTGAATATGAGTATCTATTAGATGAGATGCCGAAACGTGACTTCAAACCATTTGAACGAGTGCTGGTGAGAAGAACTAACCAAGAGAGGTGGAAATTGCATCTATTTTCCAGAGAATCAGTAGGAGATAATAAATACGAATGCTTAGGAGGGGTAGGATTTAGTCAGTGTATCCCATACGAAGGGAACGAACATCTTTTAGGAACCAATAAAAACAAATAAGATTATGGAATATAAAATGGTAACAATCCCGTTTGATTTAGAAACGGCGAAAAAAATAAACATAGGGGAAAGAGTAGGTCAGATTGTGACAGAGAAAGGACGAAATAGAGCAGAAATAGTATATGAAGACAATTCGTCAATTTGTCCGTTATTGGTTGTAATTCATTCTATTTCTGTATCGGCAGATTGGTTTTCTGCTACAGGAAAAGCATTTAGCAGCGAAAATCGCCTCCTTCTTGAAGTCCCGGAATATACTACATTTAAAGATGGAGATGTGTTAAGCAGCAAAGATGGAAGTTATATTTTTATTTTAAATACGCATGGGAAATATTTAACATCTTTTTATGCGAGTCTTGCAGCGGGAAAAAGTCTTAATATATCGGATAATTTGGCTGCACACGAAAACCACATAGAATGTTATAGACTTGCAACAGATTCGGAAAAACAGAAGATGATTAAAGCGTTAAAGAAAAGCAAAAATCCTAAAGCAAAAGAATATCTAAAACGCTTCTTCGGAATTGAAGAAAGGACGAAATATGAGTTTAAGCCGTTTGACAAAGTGTTAGCAAAATATTATGAGGACGATAATTGGGAGGCCAGTTTATTCATAAGAACAATTACAGACGATCAGGATGGGGAGATTAAATATGAATGCTTGAATGGAACAGTGTATGTTTATTGCATTCCTTTTGAGGGCAATGAATATCTTTTAGGAACTGCTGAAAATCCAGAAAAATGAAAACGGTAAAATTATCTGATTTTTCTCCTTATGACAGAAACAAAGGAGGAATACAAGAATTGCATCATAAAATTGAGCCTAAAACACTTCAGTATTGGGGCGAAGATAGTGGTATTCTGATCGGCATCACTCCGATATATAAGAGACATTTGTGGAGCGAAGAAGTAAATGTTATAAATGATAAACAATAAATATGAAAACAAGAACATACGAAGGGGTGCAGCATGGAGACTGGGTGAGATGTACTCAATGTGGAGTACAAATGCTTCTTCCACGTGGAGCTGACCAATGTCCAGAATGTTATGGATACGACACGTTGGTGTGGGTAGATGAAGATAGGCAAGAAATGGACACTAAGCATCTGGATTGCCTTGCTCCAATGCGCAAATTGGAGCTACAAGAATATTTGTCTCAAGATGTTTTGGCGATAGAGCATAGCGAATATTATAAACAATTGATAGGGGAGGATGAATGGTGTGAAGAAGAAATATAATAAAGAGTATCATTATTAAAACAATAGAGAAATTATGAACGAGGATATTTTAAGCAATATGTTTGGGTGTGATACATATTGCATATGTGACAGTTCTTCAAATAGGTACTGTTTTATTGGGCCTATTGAATGTAACGGGAAGTTAATAGAAGAGTTTAGGAAGGGAATAATAGTAAAATTGAAATATGTGGAAAAGAGGGTTCTGGATACATTCAAAGAAAATGGGGTTGATCTGGATAACTATACCCACTGTGTTATAGTAAAGCGGAATTTTTATCTCGCTTGGTGACAGTAAAATACAAACAATATGAACAATTTTATAATAGATACTCCAGATAATTTCTGGCAAATAAGATGGCTTGACAAATATATGGAAGGTCACAAGGGGTTCATAGCTGGTGGATGTTTTAAGAATATCCTTTCCGGAGAAAAAGTAAAAGATATTGATATTTTCTTTGAAAGCGAAGACGATTTTCAGGAAGCTGTTGATTTGTTCAATGATGAAAAACATCAGAAAGAAGGATGGAAATTTAAGTACAGGAATGAGAAGGTATGTGCGTTCCATAAAGAGGGAGAAAGGGTATGGATAGAGTTCATAGAGTCAGAGTTCGGAAAGCCTGAAGAGATTCTCAGGAGCTTCGACTTTACTGTGGCAAAAATGGCTTACTACAAGGAGCCTAAATACGAAGAGAAGGAAGATGATTATTTTCCATTCTCATCTACTGATGTAGTAGGATACGAGTATAAACTTCTCTACCATGAGAAATTCTTCGAACATCTTCATATGAAGAGGCTGGTTATTGACGAAAATATTCCTTTCCCAGTGAGTACATGGGAAAGGTCATATAAGTATAAGGGATATGGTTACAACATGTGTAGGGAGACAAAGAAAAAGCTTCTGCAAGCTCTTAAGGGTGTGAATATAGAAGAGGAAGACGTATCTTTGTATGTTGATGGAGGATGGGATTAATTGAAAAATAATAGAATATTATGAGTGCAAGTAAAGAATACAAAATAATAAGAAACTTCATATTAAATGAGCTTCACATTACAAAAGAAGACATAATCAAAAACATAGAACCATTATTGAAAAAACTTGTAAAACAGTGTATGAATAATACATATGGGAATAACAATCAAATAGAGTATTGGATCAGATGTATGGTTAACGACGAACTTAAACAAAGAGATTCTGATTTTGTAAGAAGAATATGTAAGGAGGTTATAAAAGATCATGTGTCGAATGAGTTGAACATAATTGTAAGTCCCAAAAATGAAAGATGCGTATGTGAAAATAGAGTACCATCAAGAAAAGATGGTTTGTATCTAATCTACGGAAACGGACACGCTGAGCCGTTTACTAGAGAGAATTTCAAAAAGAATGTGCGTTATATCGGATTAAAACACAAAGACGTATCGTTTGCTATCTCGCTGACGGAGCATGATAGAGTACAATTGCTTGACGATGATAGCCGTAAAGAATCCGGAAGTGAGACATATTACGAACGTGAATGTGATGCGCTGTTTGACATTAATGGACGCGGCAATACGGAACGCCTTGTAGTCAGAAATCCAAAATTGAGAAATCTACTGAAAGATGGCGAATACATCCCTTCGTTGAGACAGCTCAATCTAATGGCGCATTACAAAGACAGTATAAACGATGCGCTTAAATACATAGGCGCAGAACCGTTAGCCTCGGAGTGGTTTTGGTCCAGTACTGAGAGCAGCCAGTACAACGCGTGGTACGTGTACTTCTTCATTGGCGACACGGGCAGCTACAGCAAGTACGGCAGTGGCAGGGTTCGGGCGGTAATTGATTTTTAAAAAGGATTACATATGATAACATCAGTAAAAATAAAAGACAACACAAAAACTCCATTTGAATATGTTTTTGACATAGAGGCGTTTGAAAATGGCAGAGAATTTATTTTCAAGCCAGGAGTGAATGTGATTATAGGGAAAAACGGTAGTGGAAAATCAACTTTACTTAACATCATATCAATGTATGCGTTATGTGAGAAATCCATGTGTTCTGAAATACCGATCGAGGCACTGGATTTTCCACCTATATTTGATGATGATGATGACAAGGTTCTTGATGGGATTGACATATCATCCGATTATGCAGGGAAAGTATTCCGTTTATTGCCATCGGCGGAGATGAATCGAGATAGCGTATTGAAAAACATCAGCAACTTAGATTTGTATGTGAATAATATTCGAAGATCTTATGGAGAGAAAGTGGTGTTGTCATTGGAATCACTTTTCAATTTAATGTTCGGTCAAAAGGATTATACATTTCCAATACAAGATCTTGTAGAATACAAGAAAAAATCAAATGCGTTTTGGATTAAAAGAATTGATAACCTGTTGAAGTATTATGAAAGAAACCGCATAACATTAACAGAAAGCAGTTTTGAATACACGGTTCTCATGGATGAGCCAGACAGGAATCTTGACATTGACAACATAATGCAAATTTATAATGTATTGTCATTCCATAAACCACAAACACAAATTATAGCCATAGTACACAATCCGGCATTGATTTACAAGTTAAGCAAATTAGATTGTGTGAATTTCATAGAGATGACAGAAGGGTATCTTAATAAAACTTGTACATTTGTGTCCAATTGATCAAGGCATTTATATGTCATTTTAACACATTTTTTATAAATCAATTAATTATTCATTTTTAAGTTACAGTCATGAAAACATTAAAAGAAAAAGACAAACAATCTTTTTTAGCAAGAAAAGAAGAAGTTTATTCCTTAATAATGGAAATGGGATCATTATTGGCAGATTATGATCATCAATGGTCTAATGAACTAAGAAGAAAATTTGAAAGAGCTACTTCTTTTCTTTCCTCTATGAATTAGAATATTTTCTATCATCGGGGAACTTGTTGGTAGGATTATAGAATACAAAGTAAAACAACTTATTGCAATGGCTTATTTCATATTAATGGGAAGAAGAATCCCCAAACAAGCTATAACAGGCTTCAAATTTCAAAATGAAACAGATAACATTCGTCCTTTTCTGTCAATCAGGATAAGGGGAAAGGACGAAATTATACCTTTCAAAGATAAAAAGGAGATACAGTCCGTAAAAGCGCATCTGTGTTCTATCTTCTCCGGATTTGTAAAAATAGGCGACTGGTATCTCAAGATGTCGGAAGTTAAGGAATATAAGCCGGTGACCGCCGAAGACATGAACCCCTACATCTTGTTTAAGACATCTAAGTTCGGAAACATAAAAGTTCGTTTCCCGAAAGATGAAGATATGGATGCAGAATTATTGGTGTTAGATCAACTTTTTGATGTAGAATGAATTATTGATCATATTTTAGAAATCATGACCTGGAAAGAATTAAAAGACAAAATATCCCTTATGACAGAAGAAGAGCAACGACAAGAAGTTGCAGTATGGGGAGAAAATATGAATCTAATGAAAGATTGTTCCTTGGAGAAAACAGACGAGGATATGTACTACAACTCTGAATGGGATTATACTCGTGAAGAAAGTGAATTGGAACCGGAAGACAAGAATGACCCTGATGTACATAGGGTATATGAAGCAGGAATGCATTATATTTATTCGAATTGATATTAAAACAAACTAAAGATATGAAACCAATATTAACCATAGAAGACATCGATAAATTGAAGATGGATGAAAAGTTAATTGAATGTATAGCAGGGAAAGTGAATTATTACAGATTCTTGTGTTTTCATCCGAGAAATTCCAATTTTGTGATTTTACTAAATCATTGTGAAGAACCTGTACGGTTTCATTATAAGAACATGATAGACAGATTTTTTACGGATTATACACAACTTGATATTATCACCTATCGTAAGGAATATGCCTTAAAGGAAATAAAGGAATTTGAACAAGCATTATCTAAATTAGAAGGTAAGGATAATTTAGAAGATTAAATAACAACCAAAAAGAACTAAGTCATGGATAACGAGTATATCTACTACAATAAGCCAACGACTAAAGAGCCTGTTATGGATGAAATAGAAGTCAGCCTTCCGATGTGGGAAAATAAACCACCGGCATATAAAGGTTCTTCTTACAAATCCGGAAGAAGCGAAAAACAGATCAAGAAAGATCGTAAGAAGAAGAAAATGAATAAACGTAATCGTAAAAAATAAGTGAACTATGACAGCCGAGAAGTTTAAATCTATTTGCGAAGAGAAAGGAATAACTTGGAATGATCTTGTCCGCATTAGGGTTATCAAACCAAAGAAATTTCTCGGATTCTTTAGGCAATTAACAGGTATAACAATCGAAGGTGCATTCAATGGCTGTTCTGCTTGTGTTGAAATAATGGCCGATGATGACAACGGTGTTTCAATGATGCACTATATTGATTACGAAGATATTATAGGAGTTGAATTAATTAAAAATTAAAAATAATTGAGTGAACAGTTTGCAAAAATCAGTACGAATGCGTTGTTAGGATTATCAACATCCGCCACATAAGAACCATCTAATCCCGTAAATATCGTGATGCGTTGGTAGTATGTGTACAGATAGCAAGCAGGCGTTGGGATAAAGCATTTGGCAAACATTCACTCTAAATAAGAAATAGTAGATATGAATACAGAATTTGAAAACATGGCTTTGCTGAATATAGAAGACTACAATGAGCTTAAAGCTAAAGCCGAAGCAACAGATGAGCAGATAAAGAAACAAGCCGAAGAAATGGCTAAGCCTGAAGTTGTCACATTGAAAGTGTGCTTTGATACATACGGATTATTATACAGGCCAAATACTTGTGTTGATGTTGAAATACCATTCTATGATGATGAAAAAATCAGAGATATGCTTAACAAAGCAAGTGCTGATATAATGAAATGGTGCGACAAAAATATGGTAAAATACAACAAAGAACTCAAAGAATCCAGATCTACAAAAAAACATTGCGAAGGACTAAGAAAGCATATCGCAAATCTCGAAAGGCGCCTCTTAAAGCATGCATTGGCAAACGTTATTTTATCTATTATATCAGTTGCGGCTATAATTGCTCTTTTCACATTAATTCAAAACTAAATAGACATGGAACAAGAATATGCTATTCCTCTTTTTAAAGCTGGTGCAGAGTGGCGCATTAACAGCGTGTGGCATTCTATAACAGTAATTCCAGATTGCCACCGTTTTATTGTGTTTCTCCCCAAGAAATCAACAATAGGATCAAAGAGTCCAATTATGGGTATATTGGAAGAGAACAAAACTTTTATATCCAGCCGTCCAGGATGTATTTTATACAGATTAGATGAAATGGAATCATGGGCTTATTTAGATGATCTATTACCTTAAAAACAGCATAAGCAATATGGAAAGCGAAAAGAAGAAAATATGTCCCAAATGCGGCTGCGAAGATGGGTCGGGGCAAAATAATATACATAGCATGAATCCAGAACATTTTTGTAAATGTCCTATACGGTCTATTATGGAACGAGATGGAGTTTGCTATTCTTGTGCGTTTTGGATCAGACTATATGAAGAGAATAAGAATAATCCCAATTGGTTGATTATAGATGGAGAATCATGGATAGCTAATCCGTTTGTTCCCAATACAAACAACAAAACACGAAGATTCATGGGTATGGGAGGAAGAATGATGGAGGCTATTTCAAATGATGGGAGAAAAATCATTTCCAATGATTGGTGGCATCAAGGGAAAATCCCAGAAGAATTTAAGGATTTAATACCTGATAATGCCAAATGGGTAAAAATGAGTTAAGAAGAAAATATGAAAGGTTATGACCGACAGAGAACTTCTTGAAGAAAACAATAAGATGTTAAAGGAAATTCTAAGTTTTGTGAGAAAAGTTGATTCTGCTGAATACAGGGATCATCAAGACTTTATGGAATTTCTTAGAAATGTGGCGGCCGATATATGGGTAGAATATACGGAGCCTGAACAAAGAAGTAAGTTGTTTAATTTAATAAATAAAGAAAAATGAAAACAGTTTTTGATTTAAGCAGAGATGAGATTGTGGCATTGACAGACGAAGACATAAGTCTGTATATAGACAAAGAGCTTGCTAATAAAGGTATTCCAATTGAAGCTAAAAACTGGAATATAAAGAACAAAAAAGAAGTCGTGTATCCAAGAACTGGAGTTCCGGTATTTATGTTAAAAGATATCGGCATCGGTTTTAGAACCATAGAAGGTGCAACTGAGGTGGCTAATTTGCTTGTCAAGTATAATGCATTTAAAACAGAATCGAGATATCTGGCAGGATCGTATGAACAGTTTTGGATCATGAAGGAGGGTGTTTGCCCGGCTGTTAAAGGAGAAACAGGATATAGCAAGGAAGAGTTTGATAAGATAGATGAGAAAAATAAAAACCCTGAATTGACAAGTATAAATACCTTCAATGACACCGTGAAAAAAGCCAATGAAATTAAAGACAGGGTGTTGAAATACGTGTACAACATAAAACAAGAGCGTTCATATAACAATGACCTGGTTGGTATCTTTGAAAGGTATAAAGATATAGCAGACGGTGATATGGAGGTAGCTATGAATTTTATTAAGGAAGCCTATCCATTCAATGAAGAAACAGAGTCGTTTATCAGAAAAAAGTTTGACATGCCTATACCGGACGAATCAAAAGAGCAGTAATTAAGCTAAATTAAATCATTTTGAATCTTTTTTATTATCAAAAGACATATCTTTGCCCAAAAAAAACAAACATAATGGAAGAAAAAGAGATAAAAGAAGCTATGATTGAAGCCCTGACGCACTTAGAGGGGTGTAAGTATTTCGTGGCTACGATAGTAAATGAAGAGGAAAGAAGATTTGATATGAGCCAAAGAATGTCACAGCATCAATTGGCGTTAGTTATAAAAGGTATCTTATCTAATAATGAGATGATGATGATGGACGTTTTGCAGTGGTGTTCTGAAAGATTTAAAAATAGTATAGAGAAAGGAAAGAAATCAACTAATTAAATATTAATACAATGAATCGCTGGTTTGAAATTACGGTAAAAGCCGAGATTGATAATATCGAGAACGGCAAAAAAAAGAAAGTAACTGAAAAGTATTTGGTGGATGCCTTGTCTTATACAGAGGCAGAATCAAGATCGTTGGAGATCTTTAAGGATTTGTACAATTCTTTCGAGGTTGTAAAAATTAACCCTATTAAAGTGTCAGAAATCTTTTTCAACGGAGAAGCTGAGTACTGGTATAAGTGCAAGGTGAATTACATTACACTGGATGAAAAGAAAGGTAAAGAAAAGAAAACGCCATGCTATATGTATGTCCAAGCCGGCAATCCTAAAGACGCCGAAGCTGTGTTGACTAAAGGTATGCAGGGTACGTTGGGAGACTGGAATTGCGAGTCTATTGCTGAAACAAAGATCATTGAAGTGTTTAAATACGATCTGCAAAAAGGTGTAGAAAAATTGGGAGAAAAGAAAACTGATGAGTGATGTTGTTTCCCGTGTAGCACTTGCGACGGCAATTGTATTATTGGTAGTAGCAGGTGCTACTTTGTTGATAGTGATTAAGACCGAAGAAGTACCGAGATGGTTAATGAACTTACCATATACGTTATCTTTAACGGCAGTATCCTTTTCAATTATATCACTTGTATTGAAATATAGAGAGTGGAAAAGAAATTGTACGTCTGCGAAAGATGCGGACGAAAAGTGATGATAAGAAGTCATGGCTTATGCCAGGCTTGCAGGAGTAAAGAGTTGACTCCGAAGAAAAAAGACAGAATTACATCCATTAAAAACAGCAGCAAGAAGAAAAAGTTAGAGAACCCGGATTTATCCGGGTTTTTTCGTCTTATGCTGGAAGAGTTAAATAATAGTCGGATGTCTATGACCGGTAAGGCTATTCATTTTCCTACAGTATGTAACGTCTGTCACATACTTCCGAAAAGGATATATAAGTCAGTTGCTACTTGCAGGGATAATATAGTTTTCCTTCATGAATCGGAGCATACGGTATTCGACATGTATCTTGACCGGATGGAATTTGATAAACTTGAAACAGAATTTCCTTTTGTGTGGAAGTATGCGGTAAAGAAGGTACTGGATATGGAAAGCAGAGGAATGATCAAGGAAAGAGGTAGGTTGATTATTGAAATAATTGATAGATATAACCCCAAATAGTATTAAACCAATATAATTCTATTATAAAAGTTTAATACATCTCTTTCAGAGATCGGGTTATTAGCCTAAGCCTTGAAACAAAGGCTACGTTATTTGAGAATAAATAGTTACCAAGGAATGTTTATCCAAGTTTCTTGCTCTAAGGATGGTGATTAAACAGGAGTAGTGTATTTGACGAAACAGTGTTGCCATTATATAAAACCTCTTATAACATTGGCGATGGGTACTTACAGGAGAAATCCTGACTTATCCCTAACGGGATTTACATCTACCAAGGAGACCAAAGGGTCTCCGAGGGGATGTATTAAAATGGAATGGTATATGAAAAAAAATATAAGGTTACGATAGAAGCTGACGATGAAGTTATTTTTATTGCCAACATAAAAAGAGGAGAGAGTGAGAGATTGATTGATTTTGAGAGAGCAGCCACAGATATTGATGAGGCTGTAACTGTGTTGTATTATGTTAAAGAGGAATTAATTGAGAAATTGCGATGATAGAACAGAAAATAAAAATATTAACAGATTTAGGGTTTGTACCTATGGTGGAAGGAGAAGGAAATACGTTGTTTAGAATGAACGATGTTGTGATGTCGGTATCAGATCCTGATCAAACACCAGAGCAATTGAAAAAGGAAGTTATGTCTTTGATAAAGAATAAAGATATAGCAGAAAGAGGCGGACAGGTTCCAGTAGTTGAAGAGTCGGTCCCTGAGCCAGAGCAGGCCCAGGGAGAGAAACCGGAAGCTCCGGCGGAGGAAGCCGCTTCTAACCCTGGAGAAGAAGACTCGAATCCGTTTACAGAAAACCAGGAAACGTTAGAGCCGTTTTATATCTGTGATGAGTTGAAGAAGATTGAGACACCCAAATTCGTAAGATTGACATTAGACGACAATCGTTTTTATGTAAGGAAGATGGATGATGGGACAGCAAAGATATATGCTTCGGTAACAACCTTAATCAAAGATGGGTATGTGGATGATAAAACAGCGCTTCAGGAATGGAAACAAGAGATGAGGATGCTTGGTCGCAACCCGGAAGAGATGGCGCAGTATGAAGCCGATAAAGGAACGATCATGCATTACCTATATGGATTGTATCTAATTGGAAGAGATATGGTCTTAAATCGAAGTTTTATAGTTAAAACCGTACAAGAAGGGAAGCTTAAGATATCGAAGAAAAATCTTGATCGGTTCTTTAATAGCATAGATGATCTTGACGATATGATTGTCAAGATCATGAAGTTTGCCAAATTCTGTTCTGATTACAAGGTGAAACCGATGATGATAGAAAGAATCCTTTCTTTAGAGGATTACCTTGTAGCAACACCTATTGATGCGATGGTTAAAATGACATTCAAATACAAAGAAGAAGGTTATTTTGGAGCCGTATATCAAAGGGCTACCGGACAGTTCAAAAAAGGTGATCCGAAGAAGGAAGTAAGAGAAGTGGAAAAAGAAGAAGTGGTCATTCTTGACTTTAAATCGGGAGGAATATGGGAATCATATGCATTCCAATTGGAAGCTGAAAGAAGAATGGTTAAAGCATGGTATGGCATTGATGCACGTATTATGAACTTTTCTCCAAAAAGCACGAGCAGTAAAGGATATACGCTGAAAGAATGGACAGAAGACAGTGTGGCACTTGAAAAGGCGGACTGTGTGTTCCAACAAGGTATGTTGAATCACCTTAGAAAAGATAAGAAGTTCAAAGTGAGAAAAGGAGTGTTGAATATCAATAAGCCGTACAATGAAGAAGATCATACGGTTGTATATGATATTGCAGAGGAAATGTCTAAAAGATTCATGATATAAAAAGCAATGAGAGGAGCTAAGGATGCTTGATTTTAGAAAATACGAAAACGTACCTCGGTTTCAACTTGACCGCAGGCCTGGCAGGAGCCGACTGAAGCTAACCTGCCCGGCTTGCGGGAAAAGCCGGTGCCTTACCCCTTATATTGATGTGGCGACCGGTCAGGTCGTTGGCAATGAGTTTGGAAGATGCGATCATGAACGAACTTGCGGTTATGATAAACGACCTACCGGCAAGGATGTAGGTGACAAAGATCTTTGGATTTCGGGAAATAAGTGCATAAGAGCTTATCGTCCTCCTGTAAATCCTGACGTTGTAAATTACATACCTTTTAGCGAGTTTGAGAGGACTGTAGTTCCAGACGATAGAAACACCGTATTTAGATTTTTATCGTCTCTATGGGGAAAAGAAAGGGTATCTGACGTATTTAGAAGGTATCATGTTGGAACAATGGACTTATGGGGATGGAAAGGGTGTTGTATATTCTGGCAGATAGATAAGGACTTTGTATGCAGAACCGGCAAGATTATGGATTTTTATATAAAGACCGACAGCCAGGGGAATGAGATTGATGTAAAAAGAGTGAAGGAAAAAGACGGTGACAATGAGCGACCTCATGTCATGTTTTATCACTCGTTGCATGCAAGAGACTTCTTGTTTAGACAATGCCTGTTTGGAGAACATCTTCTAAGCCAGTATCCAGATAAGGTAGTTAATTTGGTGGAGTCAGAAAAGACGGCTATTATATGCGCCGTGAATAAACCAGATGAGTTGTTTGTAGCTACCGGTGGGTTGCAGAACTTAAGACCGGAAGTGATAGATGTTTTAAAAGATAGAAAGACTGTAGCTTTTCCGGACAAAGGACAAGCATTTGACACATGGAGTAAAAAGATAGATGGGATGATGATGAAGTCAAGGATAAAAGTATCGGACTATCTTCAGAGTGTTGAGAATGTAGGGGACGGAGATGATGTGGCAGATTTGATAATTAATAACAAAGTAAAAGAGAAATATTATGAGCCTGGACGTTTATATTAAGAGCAAGAAGAAAGAAGAGGATCGTAAATGGGTTGCAAACATCACCCACAACATGAACAAGATGGCACAAAAAATATTCGTATCAGAAAACAAAGAAACACTATACGATTATGTTTGGAGACCGGAAGAATTGGGCAGGGAAATAGATACTAAGGAGATGGTGAAGATACTCACAAAAGGTATATATATTATGATCTCCAAGAGAAAGAGTCTTTTGAGATACGAACCAGAAAACGGATGGGGGTCTTATGATTCATTTCTTAAGTTTCTTATCAAATACAAAGAGGCGTGTGAAGATCATCCGGGTTATATAATTGAAGCAAGCAGATAATATGGAAAATTATAAAAATACTTTAAATGAGGTAGTGGTGATCGAATCGTCACCAGAAACGTATTTTGTTTACGCTATTCGTAATGCTATTCGTATCTCTAAATGTGCGTATCCGACAGCCAAGAAAGTAATTTTCAAAAGAGAGGACGTAGAGGTAGAGATCTCAGAAATGGAAACTGAAAGCAGTTTGTATGAAAAGTTTAAAGAAAAACAAAAGAATAGGGTATGGAACTTAATGAGCGCCAACAACGGGTTTTAAGAGGCGAAATTTGTCCTTATTGCGGAAGAGAAACTGAGCTGGTAAATGCCGATAAAATATATAGCAGAAAAGGCTTAGGGATGGTTATGATGTGCAAACCATGCAACGCTTATGTCGGTGTTCATGAATCAGGGCCGAATAAGGGAAAAGCTAAAGGCCGGCTTGCGGGGCCATCACTGAGGTCTCTTAAGATAAGAGTCCATGCCGAACTTGACAGATTATGGTCTACGCCGGAGGAACGGGAAAGGATGTATAAAGATTTATCTGAATTTCTATCTATACCGGAAGAGTACACACATATAGGTATGTTTGGCGAGAAGACGATGGGAAAAGTCTTTCAGTTCTGTCATGTAAACAAAGAACGATCAGGTTCGAGAATAGAATGGCATAAGCCTGGAGATAAGTGCCCTAATAAGAACAATCAAATAGTGTCAGGAAGTAGCGCATGTAGAGGATGTCCTGAGTATCTCCATGATGAGAAAGATGGGTATGTCTGGTGTGATCCTGATATGAGCTACGGCAGGTTGAAATAGGGCGCGAATTGCCTATCTTTGTGCTATTATTAATCAAAAAAAATATAAGCACATGGGCAGATCAACAGAGTACTACAGGACTCATCCAGAAGCCAGGAAGAAAAAGGCTAAAAAGGACAAGGAGATAAATGCCAGACCGGAACAGAAAGCCAAACGCCGGGAGCTTGGTCGTAAAAACTACGAAACGGACAAGAAGAAGGGCAAGGGCTGGAGGAAAGGTAAGGATTGTTCTCATACCAAGAACGGTCTTAGGTATAAATCAGTAAAAGCTAATAGGGGATCCAAGTCGGATACGAAAGGTGACAAAAATGCAAGAGGAGATAGCAAATAGGATAGATATAAGAAGGATATTCAAGACCTCTAAACAAGTTATGGAAGAGGCGTATGAGAATATCTTGAAATACAGGCGGGGAGAGCTTATCCCCGCTAAAACCGGATACGATTATATTGATGAGGCTTTGCTTGGAGGTATTTTCCCTCAGCATGCTATTGCCATAGGAGCCCGGCCATCTGTAGGTAAATCGTATGTGGCCCAAAAGATATTGGAAAATGTTATGAATCCGATGATCAACCCGCAAGCAGAAGATTATTTTCTTGTTAATTGCGAGTTCGAAATGAATCCTCAAGATCTTCTTCTTCGTAGAATGAGCCAGGATATGAAAATGCGAGCTCCTGAAATATTAAGAAGGCAAGATTCTAATACAGTAGAAGAGATGAGGATGTTTGAAATCCTTCAAGGTGAAATCAGGAATAATATAATATACATCGATGCTCCGTGTACGGTAAAAGAGTTTGAGGCGGCTGTGTATCATATAGCTACCAAACATAAAGACAAACGTCTTATAATATTTAAAGTCGATCATATTGCTTTGATAAAAAGAATGGGATTAGATCCTAAGTCGGCTATAGATGATTTGGTGGCGGTTATGAACGAAGCTAAATTAGTATATAAAAACATATTTTTCCTCATCATATCCCAATTCAACAGAGAAATAGAAGGAAGGATAAAAAGCCCACAAGAGCAGCCTCCGCGTCTTTCTGATTTTTACCAGTCTGATACGCTGGGTCAGTTATGTACGTTAATGATAGGCTTGCACAATCCTCGTAGGTACGGGCTGGATAAGTATATGATATTTGGGAAAGATTGGTATCAGACTCTTGATAGGTTTAAAACTGAAAACAAAACATCATTCAGGACAGCCGGACTGGTGTTTCATCATATACTGAAGGTAAGGCAAGTTAGTATGGAAGAGCTTACTAATACAATCCACCCAGAGATACTGCCGGGACATGGATGGATGTACGGGGAGGGCGGGACGAAGTTCGTGAACCCCAACCAGCCGCCGACGCCGCCCAAGCTCTATACTGTGGAAGACGTTACGGACAATCAGGAACAAGAACAAGAGACAAAGGAAGAACAGTCATTGTATTAAAAAAAATAAGAACCATGAGACTAACAGTAGAAGAAAACGAATACCTGATAAGTAAGTTCCTTTTGGTTCTTACTGAGTTTGCAGGGGATGAAAGAGAGATGTTTTTAATCAACTCCATACATGATAAGGCGGTGGCGGATATGAATTATCGTCTTCCGTCTTTAATAAGCAGAGAACGTAAAAGACGAGTTATTGAACTCCTTAAAGAAGGAACCAGAATAATCAAGGACTTTTCCGGCTATGCAGGTGATATGGGTATGATTAACGAATACGATCGCCTAAAGAAAGAAATAGGAACCGTCCAAGATCAGCTTGGCGACGTAGAAGGTCAACTTCGGGCAGCAGGAGAAGTCATAAAAAAAGAACTTGATATGATTGCTGACCGAATCAAAGAAGATCTTCTTGACCGAGAGCTGGCTAAGAGTAATGCCGAGGCCGAAAGAAAAGCCAAAGTAGATCCGAGATATGAAGTAGCTTTAGGTGATTACAAGGAGATGCTGGAAGTGATTTTTACAACCAGAAACAAGTATTCTACGGTAGATTCTGTACATGACGATCTTCGACAGTCGGTATCTACCGGTAGAAATTCGATTATCAAAGAAGGGTACAACAGTTAAAAACAAGGAGGAAATATGGAAAAGAAGGAATTTAAAGTAGGAGAAGTGTTTGATGCCGGACTTGTGAGATTAAAATGTGTGGATGCTCCAGAGCCAGACTTAGGATGTGAAGGATGTATATTTAATGACCACATTACATGCGGGTCGGTAGATGTAGTCGCAGGCCCGTGTAATCACGTAGAGAGGGAGGATGGTAAGGATGTTATTTTTATTAAAGCTGATTAGGCATGTACATCAATTTCAGACAACTTGCAGCATCAGACATGACTCCTAATGATCTGGCTAATCTTCTTGCTATAAGACAGAAGGATACGGTTATGATCGAAGCCATGCTGGAAAAAGATGCTGGGAGGTATATAGAGCTTGGCCTGGTTGAGAAATTAAAATCAGGCGTGATGAGATTGACCAACAAAGGAACGTCTTTTGTGAATTATATAGAGACACCGGAGATGACAGACGAGGTTCTGGAAACGTTGAAGATTATGATAGGAATGTACGAATCGTATTCAAAAGACATAGGTGTCAGCAGAAAAGAAGCGGAATCCAGGTTGTGTTGGTTTATGGGTAACACCTCATTCAAGAAAGAGGTCATACTTCAGGTAACGGAATCTTATATAGCAGAGTCAGGAGATTATACAATGAGCTTATGCAACTTCATATGGAAACCGCCTTCTCAGGCTTTTTCAGTCCATATGAACCTTAAAAATTCAAAGCTCTTTGACTTAATAGCTGAAAAATTTAAGATCGCTACCGAGCCTTATTTGGAGTCTAAGAAGAATAAGGAAATGGATTGGTTGTTTGCCGTATCTAAATTGCCTACGCCGCCGGCTAAAGGCAATCCGGATTATTTGTTTACCGGAAGTTCTGAAACAGACAAAGAGCGATTGAAAAACATAAAAACGTATTTATTTAACAAAATTAGAAAGCAATGGAAAAAGTAAGAATCAGAAAGATAATAGAGGATATAATTATTACTCAGTTTCTTAATTCGGAAATAGATATAGTTCATGAAGAAGATGTGACGTTTAAAGAACTTGGATTAGATTCTATCGATCAAATTGAACTGGAAGTGATGGTGGAACAAAAATTCAATATTGTTATTAATGATTATGATATGGAGACCATCAAAGATATGACTGATCTTGTTTACAAAATAATAACAGAAGGATATGGGAAGTGACATAATTTTATGCATGGCTTTAATAGCGTCATTTGCTTTTGTTATACAGTTTTTGTTGTCGATATTAGGATCTGATCTGGATACGGATATTGACATTGACAGTGCTTCTGATTTAAGCATGTCTTTGTCGGACATCATATCATTCAAGGGCATAACACATTTTATTCTTGGATATAGCTGGACTACCTACTTTTCGGGTTCCCATTTAGTAGGGGTTGTGATAGGGTCGTTTTTCTTTATCGTTTTGTTTTACGTATATAAGTTACTTCTTAAGTTAAAACAAGAAATGGTGTACGAATGTCCGGAAGATTTAAATGGCAGAGAAGTGGAGGTGGTATTTAGATCAGGAAAGAATCATTATATGGTAAATATTGTGAAAAACGGGAGACAGGAACAGATGAGAGTAAGGTGCTTGTCTGGGAAAAATTACAAAAATGGTGACAAGGTGAATATAAAATACGAAGAAGGAGAATTAAGTATCTAATTTTTAATATGGATTTTGGACAAGATTTAGAACCAGAGGAACTGACCAAACATTATGATCAGTGTTATGGAATTGATTTTGAAACAGAAGAAGAGGAGGATGAAGAATATGACTGACGAAGAATTTGCATTGGATAATAAGAAAAAGGTTGTTGTAAGAAAAAGAATATCTTATTTAAGCAAAGGGGATAAAGTGTGGATCGTCTCGTCCGACGGCTACCTGCTACACACGGACGTCGTTCGGCGGGACCGGGGCCGATCTTATGTGGATATAGACGGGATACTGTATTGGAAGCGAGGATTGGATGGCAAACATCGTAATCGTAATAACTACATGCAGTTTGCCATGACGCCGGAGGACGGTAAGAAGTATGTCGTATATTACCCGGAAGGATTTAAAGACGATAGCTTATGATGGTCCCGGAAACACATTTGCTATATAAGGAGTTTAATGGCGTGAAACGTCTTGCCATTTCTTATTCCCAGATAGATACGTTTCTTACTTGTCCAATGAAATGGTATAAGACTTATGTGGAAGGTAAAAGATCTACGGAAAAACAAGAAGCTACGTCTTATGGTACGGTTATTCATAAGACACTGGAATACTTCTTCAAGAACGGAAGACAGCCTTCTGGCAAAGATCTTGGGGAAGCTATAAGTTACTATGCTTACCAAGAAGACATACCTTGGCAGTCACCAGAAAATATGATGATAGCCATGAAGCAATCCGGGGAGCTTCTTGCCTGGATTGTGGATTTATTTAAAAAAGATGGGAATAGATTTATGATAGCTGATAGTGATCTTAATCCCTGTGAGAAACTTATCAGACATGGCGCCATAGTAGGAGTCGAAGAAGATTTTGTGCTGCCGTACCGTCTTCCTAAGCCTATTGACATAAATGGGATAATTCATACCCATGTGTACATAGTAGGATCGGTAGACCTTCATCTTGCTATAAAAAGCAAGAACGTAATTCATCATTATGTCATAGATTGGAAATCAGGGAATAAGGTTTTTGATTCTAAGAAGTTGGAAACAAATTTACAGCATCCTATATATTCATTTTACATCTATAGAAGATATGGTGGGGTTCTGCCAGATATGAACATCTATTTCTTTACCAGGACCAGGCAGTACCAAAAGGTTAAGGTAGATGAAGAACGTAAAACAAAATCTATAGAGATGCTAAATGACACTTTATCCAAAATGTATGATTTTGAAGATAATAGTGTAAAAACATTTCAGGCATACATCCAGGGAGCAGAAGGAGCCAGGTATAGCAAGCGGCGTGCCACCCTAAGCCAGCCTGTTTCGCAAAACAAGCTACCCTGCCCGTCGGCACTGTGTTATTATTGTGACTTTGGATTACATAACAAAAACGAATGCCCTTTCTCTTCGGATTGGGATCCGTCTAAAAAGATAAAACGATGAAATACGAGGACGTTCAAAAGTTAAGAACAAAATACCGGCAAGATCCGGAAGTTATAAACTTGACATACATGAGAGACGTTGCTGTACGATGCGGGAATTTCAAGAAAGCGTTTGAGCTTCAGGAGAAGATGGAGGATATATGGTTCAACTATTTAAAAGGAGTCCAATGAAAGAAGATCTAATATGTGGAGTAGCGATCCTTTTGTATTTAGTTTTATTATACTTGCTCACGACAGCTTTCATAAAAACAGGTAGAGCAGTAGATCGTTATAAGATGAAGAAGAAAACTGACAAAATCAAAGTAGGTCAAAGATACGAACATAAGAACTACTTTGAGGATCCATTTGAAAGAGGCAAGCATGTGATTAAGATATTAGACATAAAAGAAGGGTACGTTCTATATGAGTACGAAGAAAAACCATATATACGTTCTTCTGTGAGTCTTGAAGATATTGTTAAAAAATACATTTTAATTACTGATGTTAAACACAAGTAAGTCATGAAAAAAGAAGTCACAATCAAGGAAGATATGGCTGTGTTTTATAAAAATACAGGAAAAGAACTATGGATTTATAACGGACTTTTCAGAAACAAGGTGTTGTCTATAAAAAAAGATAAAGCCATTATCATGTGTGAAACTGATGCTGAATATGCTGTACTGATAGAAGATAATCAGTTTATTGCCGTAGCAAAAAACATGGATTATGATTACTGCTGCGCATTCACATTAGGTAATGCCGAGGCTTATGGGGATCGTATGGGCATATCGTGCAGTGTATGCTTGCTTGAAGATAACGAAGATAAAGCAAGGGAGATGTTGAAAGAGGCGATAATAGAACTTTCAAAAAACAGTAAAATAGATTGCGATGGGCTTTGAACTTAGACCTTACCAAAAAGAGGCAGTAGATGCCGGGCTTAAGTTCCTTACAGGAAGATCTAAGAAGCCTGGCATAGAAGTCTTGCCGTGTGCAGCGGGGAAGTCTTTGATAATTAGCAAGATAGCTCATGAATTAAAAAGACCTATCCTTGTATTACAGCCATCTAAAGAGATTCTGGAGCAGAATTATGCGAAGGCTGTATCATTCGGTTCTAAACCTACCATATATTCTGCTTCATGTAAAAAAAAAGAGTTATCGGCTATGACTTATGCTACACTTAAAAGCATAAAGAAAGACGTAGCAAGGTTGAAAGATATAGGGATAGACACATTATTGATAGATGAGGTGCATAGCGGGTATTCTCCTGAAGAAGGTTCTGAATTTATGGAGTTTATGAACAGGTTCCCAGAGGCGAAGGTGCTGGGCTTCACCGCCACGCCCTGCCGCCTCCGGACCTACAGCTCCATGCTGGAAGGAAACTACAGCAAACTTAATATGCTGACGAAAGACGAGCATAATTTCTTTAAGAAGATAGTTCATGTGACTCAAATACAAGAGCTAACTTCTCAGGGATTTTGGTGCCCTCTTAAGTACGAACGATGGTCGTTTGATGAATCGGCTCTGATATTAAACAGTACCGGAGCCGAATATACCAACGAATCTATTAAAGAAAGCATCGTACGAAACGGCTTAAACAACTCTATCTACAAGCGCCTTCTTCAACTTATGAACGAGCGTAAAGCTATTTTGGTTTGCATGGATTCTATCGAATCATGTAATAGAATATCAGAGTTCATGAATGCCAGGATGGGAGCCATAACCGGTGTCGTAACATCGCTAACAACCAAAAAGAAAAGAGAGCAAATCATATCCGATTTCAAAGAAGGTAAGTTGAAGGTGGTTTTTAATTATTCAACGCTTGCTACCGGATTTGATTTTCCCGAACTTGATTGTGTGATGTTTGGACGACCAACATTCTCATATTCAACATATTACCAGGTGCTCGGCAGGTGCGTCCGCATCCATCCTGACAAGAAAGAGGCGCTGATAGTTGACTGCTGCGACAACATGAGGCGCTTTGGTCGGATAGAAGACCTGACAATCGAGCAATTCCCTTCTAAGGGCTGGTGTATGTTTGCCGGCGATCAACTTCTGTCTAATATAAGGATGGGTGATATTATTACCAAAGACGAGATCCTTCGTCGGGCAGCCTCGCTTAAATCCGTAAATGGAGATGGTAGGAGAGAGGACGATCTTGACAGCATAATAATGTGGTTTGGAAAATATGAAGGAATTAGATTCAAGGACATACCAGTGTCGTATTTTAGGTTCTTGGCTGAGAATATGGCAGTAAAACCAGGAGACAGGAAAGAAAAGATTATCGAATATTATAATAGAATAAAAGCATGAACAGCAAAAGACGTAAGAAAATAGAGGATATTATTTCCAATTTGGAAAAGCATAAAACAGATCTTGAGTTTATCAAATCAAAGCTGTCAGAGGTTAGGCATAATCTGGATTCAGCCAAGGATGATGTTGATATGATTTTAGACGAAGAGACGGAAGCAAGAGATAATATGCCGGAGTCGTTACAAGATACAGAAAGATATTATCAATCAGATGAGGCTGTAGCTAATATGGAGGCGGTTGTTGATGATATAGAAAGTATTGTAGGGGATTTAGAGAATGCGGTTTCAACCATTGATGATAAAATCAATGACATAGAAACTGGTATTATAGGGAATTTAGAGGCAGCCATAGGCGCATAACGTAAAAATATAATCATAAAATTTAACACAATATATTTGTATAGATATAATACGATACATATTTTTGTATCGTATTATTTTTTATGTGTTATATTTTATGAAAACAAATGTTACAATGGTATCAAAAGACCGAGAATTATTTGGCGTAATAATTAAGCAGGACACTAAAACTTCGTTTATGTCCTTAACAGACCTTCAGGAAGCCTATACGAAGAAGAGGGTTGAGATGGGGTGGAATGAAAAGAGAATAGAGAATATCCTATCTAATAAGGAGAGTGCGGAACGTGTTTACTATATCCTTGAAAAACAAGGATATAAGATAGAATCAGGATTTCCTGGTTTTATACAATCTGTTGAAAAAGAGTCACTTATAAAAGTGATGAAAAAAATGGGAGCTTATAAGACAATGGGTAGAGGAGAGAATAGGAGAACTATGTGTAATCCATATATATGGGTGCTTGTAGCTATGGAACTAAACCCTATGTTGTATGCTGAGGTTGTTACGTGGTTAACAGATAAGCTTATCTTAAACCGAATAGAGGCAGGTGATAAATACAATGTCTTGTCAAGAGCTATATCAAGATTTCCGGATGCCGATTACTCCAAGATGGCTAAAGGCTTAAATTGGATTGTATTTAATGAGCATGAAAGCATGATAAGAAATAGGGCTACACAGGAGCAGTTGAAAGAACTTGAAACCCTACAGTCTAATCTTGCATTCTGCATAGAGATGGGAACCATCTCTTCTTTCTCTAATTTAATGAACATGATGAGATCTATATATGTAAAGAAATGGGGAGAAGAGGCTGTAACTTCTAAAAACGTAAAATAATATGGGAGTAAAAGAAATAAGAGAACTACTTAGACTCTACAATCTCGAACATAGTGTCGTCCAGAACAAAAACTCTGGGCGGTATTCTATTATTCTCCATAACAACATCATAGGAACGAACGTAGATGGAGAGAAGGTAGTTGTGTTCAGAACCATTCCGGATGGAAGCAATACGTTCTCTATGGAGCGAAATAGATTCTATGAGGGGTTTGTAGAGGCTTTTGATGACGATAAGGCGATTGAAGCCGTAAGACAGTATTTTGAGAAAAACAGAAATGATAGGGTATAAGACGAAGATGGATTATATTACTATCGAAATGAGGTAAAACAACGATAAAGCAATGGAAAAGATGGATGATAATACTAAAAATATCCTTTATCCAAAAGGATCTATTTTTCGCATGTTGGAAAGTGATGTAATCAGTTCCGAATTAGAAATAGCCAGAGGAGCTATAGTGGAGGCAGTATCAGACATAGAGGTAGATGATGAATATGCTGAGGTTTGTTGCAATGGAGAGACGTTTATCGTAGGAACGGACATTATGGGTATTATTCCTGTCAAAGTATCCAGAGAAAACAAATCGGTGAAAAATGACATCATTGACGATAAACTACGATGGGATTTACTTCCAATGGAAGAGATTGAGGACATTGTAAAAGTCTATCATGCTGGTGCAAAGAAGTACGGACCCAATAAATGGCAGAACCTTGACAACGGGTTTGAACGGTATCGTGCTGCGGCTGCCAGACACCTAATGGAATACATGAAAGGGGAAAGAGTGGATTCCGATACAGGATGTTTTCATCTTGCACAATGTGCATGGAACTGTATAGCTATGCTGTGGTATGATAAGCATGGAAAAGGGTTGATACCATTAAACAAGGAGGAAAAGAAATGACAATAGAACAACTAAATTATTTATTAAGAAAAGAGCTTTATGCTATAAAAAACCATAAAGACAATATTGATAGAATCAAAAAAGAATACTTTGATTCCAATTATGGGTTAAAAGAAGGAGATAAGATCCGTATTTTACACGAAACAGGAGATGAAATGATAGGCTTCTTGAAAAAAGTTGAAGTATGTGAAGACGGAGATCTGTACTTGACAATCCAAAAACAAAACGAAAAAGGTGACAGAGGCAGAGGAAAATGGAATATGTATCTATCATCAAAATTAATTAAAATAGAAAAATTATTAGATTAGCAACGATATGATTAGAGCAAGATTTTACATTAAAAAATCCGACTGCGACAACGACTACCGTCCAGTCAAATGGCCTATAAAATATCCATATTGGTGTAGTGCAGAATCCGATAATTCATTTGTATTGGTAGCGTATGCTGAAGATGAAGACAGCATAAAAGAACTGTGGCCGGAGGCGTATGATATTAATGTCTTAGAGAAAGATACCGAAATTAGATTCACATTAAGATTCCCTAAGCCGGAATGGTATGAATTGTACGAAAGGGAATTAGAAGAATGTGATAGATTTATATGGGTTACGGATGCGTGCCTGAGAAACGGTATAATAAGAAAAGTAAAAGCTAAAATAGAAGAGTATGGTGGTCTTTTGTTAGCCGACATCCCTGATAGGTTCACTCCTTATGAAATAGGAATGGATGCTTTTGAGAGCAAAGAAGAAGCTTTAAAACATGCAGAGGAACGGAGAGCGCACCTGATCGAATTTATTAAGAAAAAATTGAATGAACTTGAAAATCTAAAATTTGAATGCGATGATTAACTATGCAGCAAAAGCCAGAAAAGCTTATTTGATAAACAATTTCGATAAGATTCTTAACAGTCTTAACACGCTTCATTCAACGGTTGAGACCATGACGTTATTCGTAAACGACCAGGCTTATAATTACATTCTTAAACTAAAGGAAGTAATTAAAACCAGTCCTATGTATAAGCACAATATCAAGCGTCTTTTAAATGACATGGACAAAGAGATAAAGAGGTACAATGCTTCTATCTACTACATAAATAAAGAGCGTAGTGAGGTTATAGCTGATATAACACAAGCGATGGAAGATTGCCTCATGCCATACATAGACGATCTGGCCGGCGCTATAAGGACAGCCGTGTGGTCGAGGGGTGTGTCCGAGGAGCGGACGGAAGCGGCGGTACTGTCCCTAATCGTATCCTCCTTGGCCACGACATCAGGCAGACTTATCTCAGGTGGATATCAGATCATGAAAGAAATGGGTGGGGGTCAAGGTGGTAATCCATTTACGTTTATGAGCATTGATAAGATAAGACACTTATCTACATCATTATCTGATGCTATTACCGGTGGGGAAATAGCTCTTGAGGAAAAAGAAGCCAATGACATAACTAAGGCAATGGATATTTTTATTGAGAAAATGTCTGATTCGGATATTGTTGATAAGGTGATCAGCATACTTGAAGAGGCTGAATCTAAAAATAAGGAGGAGCGATCGTGAATTATTTGGATGGGTATGTAGAAGAAGTTCTTTCTGAGCCGTACTATGATGATTATGGCTCTGGGGTTTTTAGGTGGTGGGTGAAAGTGTCTTACGTTTGTGAAGGCATAGGAGCTGTCACTACCTTAATGTTTGATACGAGAGAAGAAGCAGAGGCAGTAAAAATAGGTTATAAATTTTTATGTTGAAAATAATATGAGGTATTTTGTTTTATTGATGGCACTTGTGTTATCATCATGTTCGCATGATGATAGTCAGGTTAATAACGGATGGGTTATATATGATTTACGTCCTTTACAGGGTGGACGTGTGATGTATTATGCTGAAGACGAAAGAATTTCAATATTTAAACATAATAGAATCATAAAATTCGTTAGATACCAAGGGGAATACAATATCGGAGATTCTATTAAGATCGTGAAAGTAAAATAATATGGAAAATAATTTAAAACTCGTATGCCCAAAATGTGGCACCCCTCACCAGCCTCATTCTCCGCACACGATGGATGCAGATGGATTTGAAAGGTGTGAGATAAGAACTGTCATGGAAGACAGGGGGTGGTGCTACGAATGCTCTTTTTGGCAAAATATGTACGACAAGCACAAAGACGATCCAGGATGGGTTAGGATAGACGGTGAAAGCTGGGTGCTTAAGCCTATGGTGGAAAACGTACCGAGCGGATGGAACAGCCTTGGATGTGGTGGAAGAAAGATGTATATCAATATCGAAGGGAAAGGCATTGTTGTATCAAATAACTGCTGGTGCCAAGGTGATGTTTCGGACGCATTCAAGGATCTTATGCCTGATAATGCTACTTGGGCTACGAAGGAGGAATTTGACAAAGCTCCTGTAGTAGGATATATTGTAGAAGGTATTGGTTTAGTTTTCACAGATAGGGAAGGTCATGAAGTTAATGCTTAGAAACTTGTTTCATATTCCTCTTAGAATAGTTGAAAGGAAATTAACTAATGGGGAAGTAGAATATTGATGCCAATATCAAAACATTTTTGGGAAATGGAAAAACAGGATAAAATACGATATGTTTGGCATGTCGTGTTATGCTGTTTTTTATTCATTCGAAGATGCGTATGAATTTAATTATGGTAAGAACAAAGAAGAAAAGGTAAAGGTAGTGGATTCTTGTTACAAGAAAAGATGGTAACTACAATAATCCCCGGCCATACAATAGGTGTACGGTTGGGGATTATTGTAATATATGATTAATAACCGTCTTATCTTATACTAATACATTTTAGTACTATTTTTATATCTTTTATTATAATTCTACATAGGTGTCAATAGGAACAAAGCTGCTAATTGTACTTATCTTATATATTGAATGAATAAGGTGAGTACTTGGACTTAATTTCAGTTGAGGTACTTGATTGGATCCTTCTGTAATAAAGAAATAATAAAAAACGTCTCCAATCGTAAACTGTAACATAATATCACCTGTTACCGATCCTTCATTAAAGTAAGCCTGGATAAATCGTCCAGAATTTGATATCGTACAATTTATAGGATTACCGCCCATCGTACATACCTTGCTATTATTAATTTCATCTAAAACATAGGAAGCCGCCATAGTTGCTCCATTAGATCGGTATCTACAACCAAGAATAGGTACAGGATTTCGCCATGTGGTTGTAGGGGCCGAAATCGAACAAGCAAAAACAGGGATCTTGCCGCCAGCAACTGTATTAATATTTTCAAATCTTCTTCTCATAATTTTATAAAATTAATTCAGTAAAAGGACGGACATAATGTGAACTACCCCTTGAACCTGTATCCAAATGATCTCCTTGGATGTTTATATCATAATACCACGAATAGGAAAATTTTTCATTTCGAGTGGATGTCCACATTCTATTACTCATTATCGTACCTCCTACCATTAAAAGGCATTCGTTTATTTCATTAGCATACAATGATATCAAAAAAAACTCTCCGGCGCCACCTACATATCCATTTTGACCATTTTTAAATAAATAGCTATTAGCTTTATTAAAAGCGTAATTTTCATTACTGGTATCATATTCAAGATACGCATTCTGATTTTCACGCCCCCAATAATCCTTTTTAACGGTCTTCATATAAGAACTATTTTGTGCAAATACATTGTCTACTCTTCCATCCTTACCCCAACTAAATGTGCCAATATATTCGGTGGCTATAACAAAACACACTTTATCTACAAGAGCTATTCCATTGCATAGATCATTGGAATATCCTTTATTAGACCAATTTTCTTTTGTATATAATCCTCCATCTACATGTTGGATGTATATGCCTTTATTGATTATAAGCGAGGGATTTACCCCCATCCCTATTTGAAATCTTCGTCTCATGATTTTTGTTTGCAAGATAGCAATAATTGACAACATAAAAGAAACCTTCAGAAAAAATTAAACCTACATAATCTTTCAAGTAAGAACAAAAAAACGTACAATCTACTCTTTGACGATGCTAATATAACATATTGGAATCATACAAAAACAATGCAAGTCCGATATTCTTCGTCTATTTGTAACTAACGTCATCGTCTCCTTCCGAATCAGGAGTAGCGCCGATGAAGAACATCATTGACTTGTTGTTCGTCTGCTGCCACCAATTATAGGCGCGCGCTACGTCTTCCGGCGTCTTGATATTATACCATTGTTTGATAAACGTCTGTTTGGCGAGTTGCCTAAATAACTTAGACTCTCCCTTGTATGTACCGGATGTTACTTTATCAAGTGAATAATTCCTAAGATCGGTAAGATCCTTCAGTTTTCGCCCCATAACAAACGGATCGTTAATGATATCTACCACGTTAAGCTCCATAATAAACGGCATCTGTGAAGCTATTTCGTTTATGGTTCTGAATCCGACATAGGATCCAAATTGAGTAAGCCAACTTTCTTCGTTTTCATCATCATCACGCCATCCGGCAAGAAGCATAGATACGGCCTGCATGATAAGGAACGTGCCGGCATAGACACTGAGGCGTTTGAGATTAGTTTTTTCTACCTCATTCATATTGTCTTTATTTTCGTTCCAGGCATCTATGATGTTTTTCATACCAGACTCGGAAGCCAGGCTAAATGTTTTGGCTATCATATTCTTTAACGTAATTGACAACCCTTCCTCTTCTTGCATTGTCTGGAAATTGAAGCCACGTCTTTTCCACAGACGTTGAGCTGCCAGCACCAGCCAGCCTCGGTGGGCGGTCATGAACCTGGCTATCCAGTTGCGCGATGCGGCAGTTCGGTTTTCTTCATTCAAAGATCCGTTACATATCTGCGACAAGCTACGGACTTGATTCCTGGTTATAGCCATCTGGGTTTCAACTTCCTCAACAGTAACACCCGATCCCGGCTTTACAACCACCTTTCCATCCACGACGTCTACCATACTCCATAAAGTACGATCTTTTAATGCGTTCCATTCTCTTTTTATGGTACTCTGTTCTTTATTGCGTTCTTTTTCCATCTTGAAATCTTGGAACGTGTAGAACCGGCCTTTGTAATAACGAACATTGTCCATAGTAGCAATCATAACCTGCGGATCAAGAGGGTAGTTCAGGATTTCCATAAAAGCATACATAGGCGAACGCATTAAGGTCCTGGCCGCTCTATTGTATCCGGCACCATACATACGATTTCGGATATTGAATATCCCCATTCTCTCACCTATGACATATAATTTGCTTTTCCTATCTATGTCTCCGGTTTCTGCTATACAAGATGGCGCAAGACGGGAAAACTCAGCCGATGCGTATTTAAGGGAATCTTTGCTTATATACTGTCCTACGGCTGATTCCATGATGAGGTTGATATGGCCGGTAAGGGCGCCGGTAGCTGCCACAAATGGAGACAGTGCCAAGTTCATGACCGACATAAACCTTTCAACAGCCATCATAATTCTTGTAAGGTCTACCGTATATCCTCCGATGTTCACCGTAAGTTTTTTGGTGTTCATCCTAATGCCATAATAATGATCGTTGAAGAAGTCCCTGAACATCTGATATGCTTGGGTTGCTTCAGCCTTTTTACCACCTTCAAATTGTTTATTTAGTAACATCTGCTCCAGTCCTTGAGCGAGCTCTATAGACTTCTGCTTTTCGTTGTATAACGATGACTGCATCATAAGCATCGAATAAGAGTAGCCAAAATCGTGAGATACATCATCTTGGTTCTCCAATTCATATATGTAGTATTTAGGTATAGACCTAAGCCTGTCTTCTGGATCATACACTTCTCCTTGCCTGGTCTTACCATATAGAGAATCGTCTACTCTGTCCAGGCACAGATCTGATACAAAATTACGAACCGTATTTTTGAAGTTAATACCCAATCCTTCTACACGTTCTATATCTTGTTTGGATATCTGTGGAATAGCATACAGGTTCGGGCTCTGCTCTTTGTATAGATCAAGGGATTGTCTTTTTATTTCCTTGAGTTTTTGAATCATATTCCACTGCTCTACGTTTTTAGTAGCAACCTCATTACCGTCAGCATCATACTTGATACCAAAGTCATTGAAATACGATTCGTCACGATACAGGCTTTTCTTAGGCATTCGATGACCATACCCATGATCTTTTACATAATCAGGATTACGACCGCTATTTTCGGCTTCAGATTCAGCCACCCATGCCCTTGCAGGGTCGAAAGACAAGTACGATATGTCCATGCCATAATCTTGGGTGGATGTACCGTTTTGTACGTCCTTAACCATTTGCGCCACATCTATCTCACCTCGACCGATTTTGTCGATCATAGCTGCATATCCGGTAGGCGCCATGCGTTTATAGTACGAAAAAACCTGGCTTCTGGCAAATTCATTAACAATAGCATTAGCTTCTTCTACGCCCTCTTCTCTTGTATTATTTAAAAATAAGCTGGCCATCTTAGCATTAACAGCATTCCTGAAATCTCTACCGTCTAATTCTTTGCTTATACCAAGCTTTTCTGACAGGTAGTTGGTTTCAGATACGGTAAACAGATATCGGTTATCAGCAGCCTTAAACAGCTTATCCCTTAAAGCCTGAATCCTTTTTGCTTTCTTCGCCGTAGTATGACGTTGTACGAACTTCCATTCCACTTCCTTGGAGTCAGCAAGAGCATTTAAATAAGACTGATTTACTTCGTTTTCGGCCTTACTGCTTTTAGTAAGGTACTTATCAATATCTTCAAGACCCACCATCTTAGCATAATCTATCAAAATAGCGTAATCGGCTTCAATAGCTTCAGATGCGGCCCTAAAAGCATCTCTTTCGGATGAGGTAAATGTCGCTTCGTTAATTTCTCCGATATCAGCCACATCGCGATTGTTTCCGATTATTTCCTTGATAATAGCCTTATTTTTTTCTATATCTTTCACAATAGAATCCACGTCAGTCGCATCTCTATCACTTGTCGTAGAACTAATGATATCATGCGCCATTTTAAGATACGAAGCCTTGTTATTTGATTCGGTACGTGCCGACTGTTCTGATTCTACATCATTCCAAAACCGATCGTTGAATGACAGGTGACCTCCCAACATAAGTGTCTTCAGCGCAGCTTCTCCTCCAGACTCGCTCTGAATCGTTCTTAATTTTTGCAAAAACGATTCTGATACGGCATTAGTGGCATTATTTGATTCCTTTCTCCAAACTTCATTTATAGCTTGTATTTCTTTGGCCATCTTAAGTTGGTCGCCGGTTTTTTCCACTCTCCTGGTTCCTACATATATGTATTCTGAAGCTGCTTCCTTACGTTGTTTACGAAGCAGTCCTTCTTCTTCGTAATTGCTGCTTTTAAAATAGGCAACCTCATCAAAATTACCACCGCTATCAATAAAAGGCTGCCTCAATATCCGTTTTTGCCGGGATAGGGCATTAAGGTATTCTTTGGTTGTTTGAGAAACCGGATGCCCTAATTCTTCTTCAGCCTTTTTGTATATGGATTCCATTCTTGTGGCATAACTTTCGCTAAATTCCAGTTCCGAATTTTCAGCATCCCACTTTTCCATCTGCTCTGTATAGATCTTTTCCTGCTCGATGGTAAAAATATCGGTATTAACTCTATCAGACGATGGTTTGAATTTAGCGTTTTCAGTAACCGTATTTCCATCCTTGTCAACTACTTCTCTTTTAAATACGTAATTACGGTTATTGTCAACCACATCACCAATTTCTTCTTCTGATATCTCTATGTTCATGGCAGTCGCAAACGCTCGCATCTGCGCCAGCTTCTTATTACGATCGTATTTAGCCATATCAAGAGCACTACGAAGGTAATTAGAAGTTTTGCCGTCTACTTTCTGAAGCAGTTTTTCAAATTCAGATTTGTTAAAACCATGCTTTTTCGCATATGCCAGGAAGTCGGATATGGCGGGCTGGGCATTCACCATCGCATTGTAATTGTCTTTGGCAATCATAGCTCCAAGAGCGTTATTGAACGGACTGGAAGAATGCTCTAATATACCAAACCACCTACTTATCCAAGAAACATCGTGTTGAACCTTGTCGAAAAATTCTTTTACTCTCTTTACCTTATCTGCCGGCACATGAAGTTCGTTCATTAACTTATCAAGCAACGTGCTTTCATCAAGGTCTTGTACTGATTTAATATCAGACTGAATACCATTGATGTCGGCAATGACGGTATTGATCCTATTTGTATAATCCTGCTTTTCACGTTCATCAAATTCGGTACTTCTGTTACGGATATATCCTCGAAGATCGTTCATGATCGGAAGAACCTGATTGTTGATAATATCTACGTTCTTTCGATCATTGGTATTGAAGTGAAGCTTACCGTCTTTGGTATCACCATGAAGGATGGTGTTCACCACATTGCTTAAGTATCTGACCTGAGCTTCGGCTGTAGAGATCATGCTGTTCATGGCAGCCGCCATCTCATTCTTGTCTATTTCGGTCTCTACCTTATTTATCTTATCTTCTATGGTCTTAAGCTGAGCAAGGGTCATAGACGTAGTTACAGCCCTATCAGAGCTTATCTGACGTAAGTCTCTTAATGTTTTCCTTAATGCCAGGATCTTAGACTCAAGAAACTTGTTCTTGTTCATAGAAGAAAGGGAGTATAATGTAAAGTCATTATCCTTTAACAGAGAGGTGTCAAATCCTTTATCTATGTCAGTAATGGCAAGATCACGAATGTTTTTAATAACGTTATTCAAATCTTGTCTTTGAGTTGATAAAGCTGATTTAAGCCAGCTTACGATTCCAGAGAAAAGCTGCCGGACGCGCCCCAGGAAGGAGGTGGGCTCTACCGGCGCCTGTGCTGTGCCGGTCTGCATCTCCCTGGCGAGGATCTTTCCAAGAATTTCTCTCCTAACAGCATTATCAAGTTCAGAGCCTTCATATACCTTACCGTATGTATTATAATACTGACCTGCATACTGATTCCATTCTTCAGTGCCTTCTACATCTTGCAAAACAGATTCAACAGCATTCTGATCTCTGTACGCCTCTACGAGAAAGTGTGCTGTTTCTTCTACTAAGTCAGACAAAGTAGCATCTTCACCGACTGCTATTACGTTATTGGCAATATCCGCCAATGCCTTAGCAGAAGGTTCGTGTCCGTATTTAGTTTGGTACTTCTCTATATAATCGGTCATGCCAACGACACTAACGCCCAGCGTTTTCAGTATCTCAACAATAGAATTTCGTTGATTACGTTCCTCTTGGCTATAATCCGATACTATCTTAGCTTTAGTATCAGCATAAAGATCATTGTCTTCTAATATAAATGAAACTACAAGCGCATCAAAGTGATCGTATTTAGCATCCAATTCATTGTATCTTCCAGACTTAAGATCGCTCTTTATCTGCTCCTTGCTAACTCTTTCTGTTCCTCCGGTGGCGAGTCTCATAGTTACCTTACTATTATCCAATGAATTTATGGTTATCATACCCTGGTCGTTCATGGAAACATCGGAACCAAAATGATTACGGAGCTCAGTGTAGGATAAGGCTGAATTGAAAAGTCTAATTTGTCCTGTATGTCCTTCTCCTGTAATATAATAGCTTCTTGTTTCCGGATCGAATATCTTGGATCCGGACAAAAGACCTTTCTTTATAAGGTAGTTAATTATACCACCTTTTGTTGATAAAGAAGTAGAAGCAGAAGCGGTCATGACCGGTATAAAAGACTTGGGATTATTAAGAACATACTTTCCAGCCTTGTAAGTAATGTCTGCCACGCCATCCACGGCAGATTCTTGAACGGTGCCGGATAAGAATCCTATTCTAATATCATTCCCTCCAGAGCGAAGAGCTTCTCCGTAATCTTCAAATAATTGACTACGATCGTTCATGAAAAACAAACGAGGCTCTCCAGTATGATACGTTACACCCACAGGATTAGAATCTGTCTGTGGTAACTCTTCTGGGCTAAATATCTTAAGACCGTCTTTTATAACCATATAATTAACACCCTTATCCTGTACCATAGATACGGGAGTGAAGTCCGAAGATATAGCATCTTGTAAATACTGCCCGGCGTCTATTCCAGGTCCTTCCGGTACGGAAATACTTGACGGAACCATAGCATCCACCAACATAATATTATCACCCAGATCTTGGCTGTAGAATCCAAAGCCCGATTCTCGGATTCCATAAGGTGCATCTGATTTTGACACAAGAATAGGGTTGCTCATCTTAGAAGCCTTATCCAGTACCCTTTCTCTATAAGCTTCCGGAATAAGATCAATGTTGGATTTAACCTTATTATAAGCCGGTTTGTTGATAGGCACTCTCTTTCTCCAGTCGCCAAAATCCTTTAAGAACTTATTAGAAAATACGGTTTTAAAAACAGTAGTAGCCCGTTCCCTGTTCTCCATAAGAGGAATAGATGCTATCTTATCAAACAACATAGACCTGTCCCCTGATCTGGTAGAGACAGAAACAACTTTCTTTTTATTATCTCTTTTAATAATACACGTTGATACCATGATAAAACATTTTTGTTATGAGACAAAGGTAGTTAAAAATAAAGCATATCATAAAAAATAAAGCCACCTAACTTCTCAGTCTGATGGCTTAAAAATAATATGAAAAAAAAATTATAATCTGACGAAAAAATCGTCAAGTTCAGCTTATATGTAATGCATGTACCCATCTCGGTGTATAAACCTTCCCGATTCAAAGCGCTCAATATCTTCAGGGCAAATAGGGCCCGAATCCTCTCTCCTGGCTTCAAACCAAAGCCCCGGCTTACGAAGTCGGCAAGTTATGATATAATTGAAGCAATTGTGCGTAAAATGGAAAACAGATCCTACAGGGAAATACCTATCAGCTTGAAATACGATTCTTTTTCGTTTAGTATCAAACGTGATATCTCCTACTATCTTAGCCACGTAATAGCTTCTGCCATTTAACGTTTCATCTGTTTGTGGTATCCAATAATAACCTCTTGCCATGCCACAAATATATAAAAAAAGTCGGACAAGACACATGTCCGACTTTATATTACTTTGATTCATTTTCAAACCGCTTTATAAGAGAAGCAATATCATCACCACAAACAAACATCATTCGACGTTCTTCTTTTGGTTTATGAGACACTGGGATGGTTTTGTTTATCTTAATCTGATTCGCCAGACCTCTGCCTAAACGAATATCAACTTTTTTACCTTTCATGAATTATTTGTTTAAACAGACCAATTCCATCTATTATAATATGACCGCTTTGCATACGACCATTATTAGGATTGTAAAGAAAATTGAAACCACTTTCTTTTTCCTGTCTTTCAAAAGAACTGATATCCTTTCCTCTACGGGCTCTTTCAAAAGCTTTCTTGAACAATTTGCCTCTAAAGGTCTTGACGAGGATCTTGGTAGCGTTATTGCCGGCTTTTACCATTGTTTTCCTTGTCTGGTCCTCCGAGACAAAACTGCTTCGGAAAACATACGATGCTGCTGCTTGTATATCTTGTTTAGTCATCATATGCCAAACATTCCTTTCAGAATACTGATCTTTATTCCGTATATCAATTTCATCTCATCTCTATCATATACGCCAAAAAAGGATTCACTGGGATCCTTTGGATTTACGCTCAGTTGAATTATACAATTGTAAAGATAGACCTTAAGTTCATAATTATCAGAGTATCTATCCCGTATGGTTTCAAATGTCTTAATTAATTCTTCAACAAGTACTCTGCTGAATGAAAAAGGTTCTCTACAATTACCTTTAAATATGATATGATTTAAATCATTGGTATTATCAAATTCGTACTCTACCCGACTGTCGTCCATCATATCATAAGTGATTGACTTTTTGATTTTAAATCCCATATTATTTTGTTTTTTAGTTAATATAGATCTTCTGAATACAATTGTTCTCTAATGGCACTCCTATCTACTACCATTTCCTGATTATTGCTCTTAACAAGTTCAGATGCTTCCTCTCTTGTTAAAAACTGATTCTTGCTTGTCAAAAATCCTTGAACACTACAGTTTTTATGGGCTATACCGTATGCCGCAAGTTGAGATAGTATAGAGGGGTGTCTCAATCCACAAAATACGGTTCCAGATGGTATATTGGTGGGCTGATGAGGACGCTTCTTGCCGTCCTGCACCCAGATGGCCGCGCATATTACTATTTCTTTATTATACATGATACGTTTTTCTATTAAATTTATTAAATATATTCATTTACTTTAATATAATCGGATGCCTCTTCCCTCTAATGAGTTTAAACTTTTTGCGTGAAACATCTTTTGAATTTTCTCCGTTGAAATCCCTGATATTGAAACTCCCTGATTTTCTCCTTCCATAAACAAATAATATTTTATTGTTATACAACACTTTATCAAACAATCTAAAACCGAAAACCTCAAAAGGAGCTTGATTGTTTTTCTTCTTTCCTCCTTTTAAAATTTTCATTTTATGTATTTGCCTGTTATGTCTACGAATTAAACGTTTTAAATATTGACGTTCGATTCGTTTCGCATTAATGTTCATAGAAATGACAAACGCGTCGGATGTATGGGATTTTTCAATACCGTATTTAATCCGATTATGTTTCGTAATGTAACCAAACGTCATAGAAACTCTGTCGTATCTGGATCTCAGTTCTTCATACAACTTCCATTTCATGATCCCCATTACGGCCGCGTCGCGGAGCGACGATCCCCGTTTGATCTTCAAATCTATATTACCTTTATGGTATTTACCTTCGTGATCAGGTCTGGGATCAAAGCATTCAAAAACGAATCTTGTTCTACCTTCAAGATGACCAAACATGAAAACAAATTCGCCACCGTATCTTTTATTAGCCAATTCTTCTACAGTCATAACCTATCTCCTCCTAATCCTGAATTGATGCTAACATACTTAACACGGACATCATTTCCACGTCCAAGCTGACCCCAGCCGGGCGATGGCGTTCCCTTGGCCGGAGCAGGGACAGCCCTAAGCCGAGACCAGTCCTGCTTTTGCCTCATGGCTTCAGCCTCTTTGTAATACCGGTTACACAGTTCTTGATCCTCGTAACCAACGTAATCTTCCTTATTTTCCATATAGAATACTTTTTCAACAAAAGTACGACATTCATGAATTAATTAGATTTAAAATAAAACAATATGAATTAAAATAAAAACCCGATACGTTAAAATCGCATCGGGCCTGGTATTGAAAAAAAATAGGTTCAGATCTTGGGTAAAGATTCGAGCCAATTTTTAACATCTTTATATTTAGGGTCTTTGTCTATTCTATCTTTCAGTTCATGCAATGCTGAGTCCATAACCGTATTCGGTACGCCAATCAACTCTCCTATTAAATACAATGGGGTTTTATTCGATTTAGATTCGTGTGCTATATTCATATCCCAAAAAAAGTTATGTGAAACAAACCGGCCACGGGTATTCTATTGCCCGCCGACCGGTATAATATTTTTATTCCTTTTTTTCCAAACGGGAAAAACGGGAATGCGGGAATCATATTTTTTACTATGGCTCCCGCACCACCGGAAGGACCTGGATCTGGATCTCAGGTCAGATCCTTCCAGTTTATTTTTTCGCCGAGGTAATCTTGCACGGCAAGCCATCTTATAAAGGCTACTCCTTCGGGAGCATCCGGATCATCCAAATACATTAACGTAGCTTTCACCAACTCGTTCTCACATTTGAAGACCTTCGGAAAACCATCCGAATAGTACATTGCAAAGACATATTGGACATCGCCCCATGTCGCTTTATCCGGCTTCTTCGCTCCGCACTTTTCAAAAATATCTTTTATTTCCGGCTGCTTCCAGATCCTCTTGGATCCATCGACGTTGACCATCTTCTTTACCGCCTCATCAGCGAGAGCATTAGAAAAATGGTAGCCGTAAGTATCTACATATTTCTGATAAGCTGGATCCTCTGCGTCTGCTCCTCAATAAGAACGACCTCTGCCACGTCCGCGACCTCTACGCATCTGAGGTCCGTCACCGTAGTATCTGTCGTCTCCATAGTAATCGGTCGGGTAGGATTCGTAACCCATCCTCCGGTATTCCCGGTCCTCCATTTCATGACGACGTTCGCGCTCTTCAAGCCTTCTTTCCCTTTCTTCCAGCTCGTTTTCGCGTTCTTCCATTTCCTTCATCTTCTCATGCATACCGTAATGGTCGTAAATACCACCACCGTACCCCATGTACGTCCCATCAGAACGCCGGCTTCTGCCTCTGCCTCCACCTCGTCTGTCTTCTATCTCGTCATATCCAGGATATTCTCTGTGTCCTGAATTTAAATCATATACTATTATATTACACTTATTTCAAACGTTCTACAATTAACTTCTTTAAATCTTCGAATGAATCAGTAAGGTCATTCACCTTATTTTCTATACCAGCTATTTTACGATCCTGCTCTCTCGTTTGTTTGAATGCCGGATTGATGTCTTCTAATATAGATTCACAAGCCTCTATCTTGGCACGATGGGCATCTACGCTGTTTATTATGTCTTGACTGGTGTTTTTTATAGCATTCAGTTCGTTCATAATCGGATCTATGCTGGTAGATAATGTTATGCCCATAGCCTTAGCCACATTCTGGGATTCCGGGACCGTATAGGTCTTGGTTTCGCCAGTGAGCTCTACCGTCAGATCCACCACGCGGGTCTGCATCGCCTGATACTGACCTGGCTGAGGAGGAAGATACCTGGGTTCGGATACGGCTACTACCTTTCCCAATTCGTATTTAGGTACTGTATTAGTATCAAGGGTATGTACCTGAAACCCTTTCTTCAAATCTGAAAACATGATCAAAATATTAGTTAGGTGAAAATAGGGTGATGATCTTCATCACCCTACTGAAATCATTTACCTGCTTTAACTTCAGACGCCTGGGCTGTTGTTGTCGGAACACAACAATCCATTAATCTTAACACGCCACGAACTTTATTGAAGTACAGAAGGCGTTCTGTGCCATTTACCATAGCAGCACCCGTGACAGCTACGTTAATAGGGTTCACGACATTCACTCCCGTAACCGGGCAACAGGTGTCGGCTCCTACTGTTGAAACTGTGCTGTTTGCCGGGACCGCAATCTGTACCGGTAGAGCACTTCCGGCTGTGGGGACTACTTGCCTTATCTTAAGAAGGATAAGACCCTCACACGGAAGGGCGATCCAAGCCCGTGGGTTAATACCGAAGACTGTATTTGTCGTACTGACAATAACATTCTTCGTAACCATCTCATACAACGATCCTATTTTAGAAACACAAGCCATATTAGCCTCCTTTCTTAATAAAATCAGACAGCAGCGTTGTTATTGCAACATCCGTTGTTACATCCGCATCCGTTATTACAGCAACCTCCTCCGAATACCTGTCCCCAAGTATAAGCCTGGTAAGGAGAACAAGAGGGGTAGGCCGGGACGGCCGTCGGGCGTAATTGACCAACGATATTCTGGGTTTGTTGCTGAGATAATGCCGAAGCTGTCAAAGCCGCTTTTTCTTCACGAAGTTGAGCAATAGTGTTCTGCATTTCCCTCATTTCCAACTGACAGAATTTGTCGTTGATCATAACGGTTTGGGCGTCAAGTTTCGCAGACAAGATATTGAATTGGCTTGTAGCTTGCTCACGATTGTTAGCCAGACCTTGGTTGAGACCGTTCTGCAAGACATTGGTTTGTTCCAACGTGCGAAGCTGGTTATCAAAACCTTGCTGAGTAATCATTCCCTGAGTCTGGCAAGTGCTTTGATTGATCAACGAACTCAGATTGCAGCAGCAAGAGCTGATTTGATTTCCTATTTCACAACCTTGTTGTTGAACTGCGTTGATAACAGCCTGAGAAGTCATACCTACCTGACCAGCTACTTTATCAATAGCACCCTGTACGTTGCAGATAGCGTTCTGAAGTTGAGTAGTAGAACAGTTCAAAGCAGAAGCAATCTGATCTATGGCGCTACGATTACCTTGAATTGCCTGCATCAAAAGTTCACGACCGTAATCGTTATTCAACTGAGCCGGCAAACCATTGGCACAACAATCACCGCCATTTCCAAAACCGTTACCGAAGCCGCGTCCACCCCACAGCCAGAACAAAACAATTATCCAGAGCCACCAACCGTTAGCCCCACCGAAACCGTCCTGGTTGTTACGACCGTTCATCAAAGCCGCCACCAGATTCGGATCCATTTTATTACCACCTATCAAATTAGCAAACATGCCGGGAATCATTGAAAGAAGACCGTTAGTGGCTGCACCACCACCGTTAGCCCCGGCTCCATCTAAAAGGACGATTTTATCACCACCCATAATTTTATAGTATTTAATTGTTAAACATACGTGCATGAAGCACGTAACAAAGTTCATGATTGTAAGGTGGAATATAGGTGTGTTTATTTCTTATAGAAGAGAAATATTTTCAGCAAAAACAGAAACAAAAAAAGGTAGTGTTTTTTATTCTTTCAAAACACCACCTGTAAATAAACTTAAGCAAACTTGCCATATTTTAGAAACACATTTTTGAGTTTTCCTTTTATACCATTTAAGGTCACTTCATATCCGGAGCCTGTCATGTATATGGTTTGTTGATTGATTCTATCACCAGAATACTTATCTATGAAATAAGACCTATACACTCCATACCCTTTAACTACAACATTGCTATATAGCTCCCATTTGCCAAGACCGTTCCTAAACATGAATTTAGCTTCTTCAAGGAATGAGCGAAGATTCTTTTCAGCAATAATAACACCATTTTGCTCTAACTTCTTTGCAATATCACGAATCAGCCACATATTGTTATGGTCTACTTTCCTAAAAGACTCGGCAAATTCTACATCGGGCTTGTGTTCTTCTATTGTTTTCAAAGCTTGTTGCTTCTCTGCCTCTGCCTGCGACTTTTCGGCTATAGCTTTTTGAGCAGCTTCATATTGATCAGCCCAGGCTCTTGCTGCATCTGCCGGATTAGAAAAGTCAGGGACCAAAATTCCCTTTCCACCGGAACTTGTTTTATATTCTCCTGTTTTACGAATAGAAGGAAGAACCTCAGATGTTACCCATTTCTTAAATCTCTTAGCAGACTCTAATTTTGAAGATAATATAAGAGAATATAAACCAGATTCATTAATTATTCTTATACTATCTATATATCTGGTTTTCAATATAGATCGTTTTACGCCCCATTGATTATCAGATACTTGCAAAAGCATAGAATCATCATCATCTACATGTCTTTTTACCGCATCTTTAGCATTTATATATCCAAGAGATTTAGCCACATCTGACGCCACAAACCAAACATCTCCTTTTGGATCTACAATAATTCTAAGCTCTCCAAAATCCGAACTTTCAAAAACAGAAACTTTATCCATGATAAAAAAAATAGGCCCAAAAGAGAATGTCAGATCCCACTATGACAAACCCTAATGAGCCAAAAATATCTTTCAACATCAAACAACCAGAGGTGGGATCTCGTTGTTCATTGTTTCTGGAGCAAAGATAGGAACAGGATTTTAAATAGCAAATATTTTAATACTTTTTAAATCAAACCAGGGCCCGCATCACTGCGAGCCCTGATCTACACTAATCTAAACTAATACCATGAAAAACTTAAATCTAAAAACTAAAGAACACACAAATGTAGGAAAATGTATGCCTTTCACAAAGAATCTGTATCCTGTTCTTTTGTGTGATTCAAGACATGGGATATAGTTCTGATACTTAATCCGGTTTGATTTTGTATCAGATTATAAATATAGGATTTTGAAACTACAGTTCTTAATTGACCTAAATCATTCATAATGTTTTTATACATAATATGAATGCTGTTGTTACGTTTGATGGTACTGATTCTCATTTCCTACTGTTATTAGTTACGTCCGGTTCTTACTTTTTCCTATTTCTATAATCCCTTCCTGAAACTAATATCGCAAATTTAACAAAAATAATTCATAAACAATGAAAATCTAACTTTTCTTGTATGTTATTGATATACGTACATATATGAGAAAAGTGAGACTTTCACAAGCCTCACTTCCCAAATCGTAATTATGAAAAAAATATATTATATATATACAAAAATTATTTGCATTCCAATTTATTAAGATCATCCAATTCAGACTTGCTTACGGTCATATCTTGCGTCAAGCCAGATCTGTTTTGGTATGGAGCGTAATCGGTTTCTACCGTCTTAGCCTTCTGAGTAGAATCGTATTTCACCTCCGATTCGGTTCCTGTTAGATTTTGGTAGATAGAGCCGGAACTACTTTCGCCAACTTTAGTGAACACCATGTCTCCTATTCTGATAAAATTATCATACAAACCTTCTACGATAACATTATCATCCTGCTTAGTTATGTTATGATCCCGAACCTCATTTAAGAGATTAGGATGTTTCGTAAAAAGATCGTGATAGAAATCAGAACCGGCATATAACATATCATAATAATCCAAATAGAACAGATCTGTAAAAGAAGGATCGGTGCTGCTCATGCTATACTCAAATAACTGCTCACGATCATTACCTGCCAAAGATAGTTCAATTTGTTTTAACGTATCCGGATCTGAAACGGTAAGACCCAGTAAATGATCTGGTTTAAAGTCAAGATACTTGTATGCCCCTTCGTACACTTCCGTATTATGAAGCTTATTTTCAAGATAAGATTGGTATAAATCGAATAAGAGTAAAGGATTCTCTTTGTCCTGCTTTCTGTTTATGTATCGGCTAAACTCCCGTTCTTCATTAACATACGGGCTTCCAGGAACAACAAGATGACCGAACGCCAATCTGGTAGCATTCATCTCTTCCGTATTATGAGAATCGGTATAAGACAGGACGTATTTTTTAATAGAATCAACAAGGGCCTTACTATCTACGTTTTTCACGCGGAGCTTATCTAAAACACCATCTTTAAAACAATATCCAGGATAGATACCAGGTGGGAAATAAGTTAGACTCTGCTTGGCAAGCTCGGCAGCCATATCGTACAAATCACTTAAATTATCTCTTTCTACCTTATGATATAGGTTTCCACCAAGATAAAGCAGAGAATGATTTTCAAATGCCGATACCGGATCTATGTCAGATTCCATATAAACGATATTCATATTATCCATATACTCTGGCAGAAACATAACACGGCGATCCCTGCTATCTCCAAGAACATCATCAATAGCAGAAGCTAAGGTAGGAGCATAAGTGTCATCGTTGTGCCTTGCTACATAAATATCGAGATCCAACATCAAGCTATCAATTTTATTCAGCGATTCTTCTGTTCCGTCATACGCCTTAGACACGCCTACGATATCTATACCAAGACCTACACAAGCCTCTTCTACGTCCCATATCATACTTCTAAGGTCTTCTTCTGTATCAGCATTAACCCTGTTTAGAAAGGCTGATATACGAGCTCGTAATGACTCAGATCCAATAGGGCTGTAATAAGCATAATCTTGCAACTTTGATAATGACCGTCTCTTCCATTCTACGATATTATTATCTTCTAAAGCCACAACCGGAACGATGTTCATATTCGAAAATTCGTTGAACAGCGACAAGGCAAAACTCTTATCCGACTGATATCTTTCAACTAACTCCGGATATGAATCAGATAAAGATTCGAAAGCAGCATCAAACTCTGAAGCAACACTAATACCTCCTACTGTATTTTTTATAACCTCGTAAACTTCAGCCGGATTATATGATGCTCTCTTTCCTAATTTATTGAAGACGCCATTTTTATACACAACAGGACCGTATGGTTTTTCTACGGTTGTGAAGTAAGACTCTTTCCCGAGATCGTGTTCGTTATTGGAATAGTCTAATAATAACCTCATAAAAGAGCTGACCTCATTAAGTACAGAAGGATTATCTAATATCCTACTTATCTCTGTCTCATTGTACAAGCCGGATCTCCTTAGATTTTCTTCATTTAGGATAAGATTACCATCCACATAAAAAGAGCTTCTAACTCTATTAATAAGAGATCGTATGCTATATATGGAATTGGATATCATAACATCTCTTACATCCTTAACATCCTGAGCCGTTAAGGGATCGGAAAAATAAGCCTGACGCTTCATATACGACAGCACGTCTTCTAAAAGAGGTTCGCCATTGGGATCGGTGTTAAACATCTCCCCTGGAGCCGGGTTGTTCCAATGACCGTAATACGACAAAAAACCAGGAGTGTAAGCCTTAGCCCATACCTGAAGGGCCCGCTCGCTGTTTCCTAATACTTTTAAAGCACTTTCGTAAAGAACGGAAGGCTCCCCGTTAGGAGCCTTAACCCGTTTTATTTCATTTTCCTTTTTTTCTATCTGACATTTGACACCCATTGTAATTAACTTTTTTGCAAAGTTAATTATAAAACCGACTTATACAATGACGGATCCCAAATTCCTTCTATATAAATCTCCGGAAAACTCAAACTGCCATCACGAAGAGTGGTGACTTCCAAGCTGGGAATGTTGAAAACAGTACTGGTATCACCAAACTCACCATTCAACTTGATAGCATTTCCGCTGTTATTAGCCTCATAATAAAAATAACAATAATTTTCATTAATGCTTGGATCATATTCGTACCAATATGTTAGATCTTGTATATGATCTTCTATGTTACCAATTTTGTTTTCACCTAATATAAAAATACCATTATTGCTATGATTATAAACCATAGATTCATAACCATAATGATTCCAATTACTATTAAACATTATGTAACTAACATCAGAATCATGATCTTTTAATACAGGTCCTATATGTATATGAATTTTATTAAACTGACATACATAAGGTCTTTTTCCTCCAAGCCTTTTTATATCTTCATTGGATAACTTATTATAACATCCTCCCACGAAATTATCCGCAGCATTAAAAAATCTCCTTCTCATACTCAACACTCCTTATTCAACTCATTTATCGAATCCGAATTATCAGAACCTTCTACGAGATTCTTATTCCTATCTATCTCTTCCTGGCTCATATTACTCATCATATTTTGTATTTTTCTACCAGATTGAGATAAAGAGCGGATGAATGCACTGGAACTTATCTTAACTCCAAGATCCGGTTTTGCCCTAAACGCTTCACCGGTACTGATATTATACAAATCATACACACCTGAGTTCATATAGAATTTATATATCCAGTTTCCACCAGCTTTTTTGTACCCTAATTTGGTTAACTCGACTACACTCATACCAAATTTAATGCCATTACGACCCATTATCTTCTCCGGTATAGGTTCTACCTTAGCCGGAACAGATGTATATGCTTCATCACCGCCGTACAGGAAATAAGGGGTTGTCACCCTTGATATGTGAGTAAGAGGTTCTTCGGATATACGAGGCTCGTCTTTCGCAGCCTTATATTCTTCCCTTGGATTGGATATCCTAATAAAAGGATCGTATGTCAAAAAGGTTAAGCCGTATTCTACTTTATAACCTGATACGCCGTTAAGATCCCTTATAACCTTAGTCGTATGCGAGTGATTGATGGTGTCTATACCATACCTTGATTCCATATCGGTCATAATACTATTAACCTCATCTCCCTCTACATAAACCTCTTCTCCTTCCGGGATAGAGGTTATGCCGGCAGCCCTTCTAAGTAGCCATAAAGTGACTTCAGCAATGTCAGAGAACTTATCTCCGTTCTTCCTATAGTTATCTACTCTTCCTTCTTCATATCCAGGTAATTCGATATTTCCTTTAACTTCGACATTTGTTCTGGATTGTCCTTTGCCTTCTCCATCTCCCTTTTTATCGCCATCTTCCTCAGTGCGTACTGCACCGCCTTCTGCACTTCCTTCTTTTCCATCATTTAAAATATTATCTGATTCTGACTCTATAGACTCCACGACAGCATCATACTCTGGTATGCCGCTAAGGAAATCTGCTACGTTATTCAAAAACTCTATTTTTTCCTCGTTTGTCATATCAAGGCTTTCCACGGGCTCCCATATGGCAGGCAAGTTGTTTGATTTTATTGCAGTAGAAACATCTTCTATAGTTTGGTTGTCCACCGTAGGCAAAACTTTAGAAACCAAACTATTGATATCAGATTCCATTTTTTCTACTTCCTCTTTTGTGCCATATTCTTTTAGGGTATCCATGCCATTGACTCTAAGAGAATAATTCAAAGCCTTGCTTGGAACAAAATTAATATATTTCAAAAAGTTTTTCAACTCTGATATAATTTGTTCGTCAGATCTTGGCCCAACATAATCAACCACCACCTGATCTGTTTGAGAACGAAGCCAAGAAACGTATTCTTCTAAGGTCTTACCACCTTTACTGGAAGGAGTGGATATTTTATCACCTACTGTTCCTTTAGGTTCTAATCCCATTTCTTCCTTAAGGCTTTTAGGATTACCTCTCTCACGAAGAAACCTCAAATCACCTCCTACAATCTTCCTTGCTATAAAATCAAAAATATTAGCATAAGACGGCAATCCTTCTTTTTCTATATGAGATTCTATTTCGTTTAACATAAGAGAGAAGTTTTTCCTGGAGGTACGCTTCTTGCCAGGTAAAGACTGCGTAGCTTGTGCCGCAGGAGCCGGCTGAGCTAATGGCGCCGGCTGAGTCTCCCGGGCAGCCCCTTCCTCTGGCATTTCCTCTTCATAAACTTCCACATCTTCTACCTTAGAAGTAACGGTCTTACCCTCATCAGAGAAAGGAAGATCATCCTCTATAAGCGATTTAGGCCTGGAAGATGATTTGCCAAACTGAATCCTGATCTTAGGAGCGACAAACATCTCACCTTCGAAATCTATTCCAGATTCTACTTCAGACGTCACAATGTCTTTCACGCTCCTACTTCCATCTTCTACCCACTTAACAACATCAGGAACCGTAGATAATTTTTCTATAGCCTCACGAGCTTTTCTAAGCCCTGAAATAGGATTCAAATACGATACTTGATACGAAGCCGGATCAAGACCTAACTTGGTTAGATACGCATTAAGATCTTGTATGTCATCTTGACCCATCTGTAGCAATTCAGAATCACCAGATTCAAGCAGCATATCTATAAAAGACATCCATTTCTGCCCTTCCTCTGATTCTACAGAACGTAGGCTAACTGGGAAAAGATAATTAAGACCGTTTTTACCTTTGATGACGACTACCGGAACTCTTACATTTTTGTAATTATTCCCCTTGTCATTTAATATAGAATAAGCAAATGGGAAGCCTGTGTATTTAGATCCGTTCTTAAGCACGACTTTGCCATTTAATACATATCCAACATCAGATACTTTTTCAGCACCTTTTTCGGTAATAGGGAGATTTTCTACCTGACCATATCCTTGACCGTTTACTCTCATGTTAAACACCGGTCTTCCAGGAAGGGTCTGGGCAACAACATGCGTGCCGACGCCGATGGTAGCCGACCGGCCGGCGTCCTTCTTCCACTTGTTAAAAGCCGTTCTTCTTATTTTACTTATACCATCTATGCCTCCTGTATCAGCTTTTACAACAGAAACGAATCTGTTCCCACTCATGACCTTGATAACCATATTGGACACCAGTTTATTCTCAGCAGATTCTATTCTTTTTTTATCGCCGGACTGAACAGCGTCATTGTATTCGGTAAAAAGAGACTGATTATAAGTATCATTTACATCTATTTCGAGATTAACCTTATCTCCTTTTTTCAAAGAAGATAATGCTTCCTGATCTATTTTATCTACCTCATTCTCTCCGAATCCAACACCCGTTCTGTACGGAACCAACTCATCTGAATCAAGACGCTTATAAACCAAAGAATAGGAATTACCCACGTCCTGAATAGACACGTCTGTGTAACGGTTAAGAACACGAGCCGATTCTTTGTCTATAGACCATCTCGCATGATAAGGCAGTTCAATTATAGTAGCCGTTTCTCCACCTATGTTAAGAGAATACCTTTTAGTACCATTAGCGTTCGTTTCAGAGCTTATTTGAATAGGAACCAATGATTTTATAGAAGATATAAATTTATCAGCTCTAAGACCCGCAATTTCATACCTTTCGTTGCCATCATTGGAGATTCTTCTTACCATCAACGTCTCTGGATTCTGGGCACTATCTATGTTAGCTCCAGGTGTATTATCAGATTCGTCTAATTCATTTACAAGAGAATCTATATTAGCATCATCCTCCCCAAAATTACTTAACGTAGATTCGGAAATACGACCTTTGTCAATAATCCTGTTTTGTTCAATATAAGGAAGGAGATCTGTGATGTTTCCAACCTGACCAAGATCTTCTATGGTAAATACCGAATCAGCAAGCTTATCTTCGTCAACCTTCTCCCCTTTATCCCGTCTGTTCATTATATCAACATACGAAGAAATAGCATCATCAAGTTCCTTCCTTTGATCTGGTTCTAAATTGGATTTAGCCATATCAATAATAGCTTTATTATCCTCATACACAGATCGAGGTTCAGTAAGTCTCCTAACTTTATCTGATAAATCTTTTATCATCTTAGCCGGACTATCACCAAGATTTGATATATAATCATCAATATCCTGTTTATACTTTTCATATATCTCCTTCTCCCTTGGAGATAAAAGATCTTGATTACCTGTATATATCTTATCTACGATACGTTCTTTAACCTCTATAGGTGCAGACAAAAGATCTTCCATTGCCGACTCATAATCAAAATCAGACAATATATCTTCTTTCGGCTTCTGAGTTATACCATCGTTTAGATGACCAAATACTTTCATGGTAAATGCTTCATCTGAATTTATTTCTCCATTATTCAGAAGCTCATCTATTTTTTCATCCAAACTGATATTATTATCCTCTGTCTGGTAAAAACGATCACTTTCTATAGATTTAGTATTAGAAGATACCATATCATTTAAGAACTTAGAAAATAAAGAAAAATCATGTCTCATGAATTTCTTATCCTGTATGGAGTTCATAAATGACCGTAAAACCTTATATTGGGTAATGGCTTGCTGGTATTTCACCACCATATTTCTTAAATCCTCTGCTTCTTTCTTTCCTTTATTATTCTCAATATAAGTACTTAAAGAAGCTACAGAGTCATAAGCCTTCAATATATCTTCAGCAGTTATTGTTTCGGATTTAAACAACTCAAGAGCTAATACTCCAGGATCAAAAGAATAAAATACTTCTTTATAACTACTAAGAAGATCTTCTGACAACCTTCTATATTCCTTATTAAGATTATCGTATTTAATAGTTTTTTGTTTTATAGCCTCTGCTTCGGTATCATTGCCATCCTCTACTCTTCTCGGAGTTGTAGCCAACCTCTCTATTTCAGCATTCAGATCATTAATCTCATTACGCAATTCCCTTAACTGATTAGCTGTATCAAAAGCTTGACTTGATAATGAATAAAACGTATTTATATCATCAAACAAATTATTGTCATTTACATAATCAGCAATATCATTTGATGCTTGCATTGCTATATCCTCTGCATCCAACCCCTTAAACACAGCATTAGCAACATTAGATCGATAAAGATCAGATGAAGTCTCAGCAGTAATAGCCTCAGCAAAAGAAGAAGCTTTTTTATAATTGGCTAACTTCTTATCAAAATCTTTTATAATATCTTCCTTGTATTTTTTAACAGTTTCTTCATCTACTTTCATTTCAGAAGCCAACTCACTTTCGTCAAGGCTTTTAACCATTGACCTGAAATTGTTAGCCGTATCCTCTAACATTCCCATTCTGTCAGATAATTCAAATTTAGAATAATAATCTGATTCAGGATCATTCATTTGAGCATTAAATTCGGCTAAATTTCGCATAGAGTCTTTTACAGATTGAGAAGTAAAAGCATTATTACTATTAAATTTCTCAACATCAGTATTAATAGTACGCTCTTTATTTCTCCTTTCATATAAACCAAAAGCACCATTTCTGGCTCCAAATAAACCACCAATCAGGGATCCTATACCAATCTCTTTCAATCCTTCTTTGGTTGTAAATTGTTCAGCTATGGCCTTAGAAAAAGAATCAACTATAGAAGACGTAGCATCAAGATACGTCTTATCATATCTTGATCTAATAAAATCTTCTCCCATGCGCTGAGCAACACCTTGCATGCCTTCCTCCCATACACCTTCAGATATGGGTCTTTTAGATACATTCCAAATAGTAGCTAAGGATTTCTGGAATAAATTTGCTTTTACCGTCTGTAATCTTCCAGCATCACCCGCTACCTTCTTAGTCCCTAATCCAAACAAATAGCGATCTACAAAACTCTTTGATCCCCTATATGTGTTTGATACACCCTTTAATCCAGGTATGTATTTAGAAGCAAAACCAGTGTCTACTCCAAGATATTTTCCCAGAAGAAGATAATTGGATAATCCAACTATACCCATATTAGCTAAAAATATGCTGTTTGCCGTATCGGAAATAGAACTCTTAAATTCAGCCATCTCAGACTGATTAGGATTCCGACCATACATATTTTTAAAATATTCCTTGTATTTACTTTCAGAGTCTTTCATGAAGGACTGAGCCTCCACGGCAGACTCCCAGCCGGCGCCCACGAACGTATTTACTCCTACCTTGGCCATATTACCTATAGCCCTGCCGTACATCGCTCCTGCTCTATACCCTCCAAAAGCTGATTTTACAGCACTTGCCGCAATCTTAGACGCCGCCATCTTTCCGGCCACTCTCATTCCTACTTTAGCGCCAACAGCTCCAAGACTTGACACGCCCATCCCACCTGTAAGGTAGGCAGACAGAATAGCTCCTGTCGTAAACGATAGACCATTTCCAATAACATCATTAAAAATAAAATTTGCAGTTCCAAGACTCTGCAAAAATCCCATATCACGCTCTTCTCTTGTATAATAATGAGGAAGAGAGTGGTTTATTCTTTCATCTATATCATTTATGGTCCGTGTAAAATCATTGTCAAATGCAGAAGATAACGTACCAGTCTTTATAAGATTATACGCAGCCGGGATAATACCTACTACTCCTGATACACCATATAATGCTGTTTTTGTGACAAGTTTCCCTATACCATTAACAGCCTTATTCCAAGTAGTTTGCCTTCTTCCGTAATAATCTTCATTATCCCTTCCTGGCATATAACTTTTAAACTTTGCAAGACCGATGTTCCCATCGGATAAAAAGTCATATGCTTCATCTAACTTAATAGTTCTTCCTTTACCAAATACACCAAAATCAACAGCAGATGACTGTTGATTACCAGCTATAACCTCACCATAAGACGTTTGTTTACCAGAATAAGTATTCCTTGATTTATCTTGAATAGATTTTATCATGGAATTTAACTTATTATAAGACTCCTCTTTCTTCTTTCTTGGATCATCTCCACCATTCAGAGCCGATTTTAGTCCAGAAAAAGATGTGTCTACATCAAAAGAAGTATCTATTCCGCTAATATCAGACCCTTTTTCTGAATCATCATCAGGATTTATGGCTGATACCGGGGGAGTATATGAACCTACTTTCATCCTCTCCATCTCTCTTTTTGCTCCCTCAATAAGAGAAGATTCTTCTTCATATCGCGTAGGAACTACGGCATTATACCCTCTTAATCCAGTAGATGGTAAGAAACCTGATTTCTCTACCAATGTCTGTTCCTTATTTTCCATATATTATTCCCTATTTACACTATTCAACAACTTCATCAACTTGCCGTTTTTATTCAAAGACGCAGGTAAATAATTACCTCCTTCTTTTGCCGCCACCATATCCTTAATCTCCTCTGTTATGGCTGCCACAACAAAATCAACTATTTTTTTCTGAGGCGCAACAGCAAGTTCTTTAGACACATTATCCGCAAACCATACATTAGGAGTATCAAACGAATCTATTAACTCAGGTTTACCATTCTCCATAAGATAAAGCCTTGTCTCATATCCATAACCGTAACTTGTCTTAGGATCATAACCTTCAACCTTTACACCAAGCTTTCCACTGTTATCCAATATATCTTTAGCTGCATTAAGAAGCCAAACCTTTTGTTCTGGCATATCATCTAAATTATTACCAGATTCATTTATCATATCTGATAACACTTTCATCATTGAAGATACAGAAGCATAAGCGGGTGATATATCTGAATTTTCAAGCATCTTCGGATACCACATATTGGTATCACTTCCAAATGTAGGTCTTATAATACCACTTTCATATCCACCTATATCGACGGAAGGAGTATTAATACCAGGATCTATGCCATTATTTATCAACTCTGTTTCAGATACCTCAACAATATCTATTTCCTCTCTTTCACCAGTATGATTAGCAACCAAACTGTAAGTCTTCTCTCCATTGTCGGCTATTCCCGATTCTGTCAAAGAAAATGATTCAATAGTTGCCGATGATGATTTAGATTTACCAACAGGATGCTCTGCCATTTTTTTAGTAAATAGATCCCTGAGAACACCCATCTCTCTATAACCAGCCTCCTTGGAGGTTAATTTGGTTGAATACGTTACTGTGTTAGGTGAATACAGTTCGAGATATTCTTTACGTATCTCATTTATACCATCATCTTGAACCTTAGTTATTTGATTGGCTATATTAATATCGCTTACTACATCACCTCCAACGCTCTCCATTCCGCTAATAGAATACAGTGTATTAAAAAACACCTTTTCTTCACCATCCGAGAAACTATTTTTTACATCATCGTATTTTTTTAAGAAATACCTGCCACTTTTGCTATCCCTCTCAAATACTTTAGATAAATCAATGCCATCATTTTTCACCCTCTTTCTTATAGTAGCTATATCAGCAGGCGAGAATCCTTTTTCATAATATCTTACTCCAGATTCTACATCGCCGACTGTACCTCTATTTTTTCTTAAAATATCATTAAGGGATAACGCTGTAGCATAGGCTATATATTCTTCGGGTTTACCTCCTTCCTTCTGCGCGATCGCATTTGCTATTTCAGATACAATATTATCATAAATCTTATTCTCCTTCTTAATTCTATCATTCTCTATATCCATCTTGTCTACAGCGCTATTAAGCTGCATATAAGCATCTGTGGCAGCTTTTCTATCTGCCATAGGTAGCTTGTCAAACATATCATTAGAGAGACCTCCATTGTCCTTTATATACTTAAGAAGTTTTTCTTCATCCATAAGATACTTGTATCCTGATGTTTCATCCGTCATATTTCTTGATATGGCAGCTTGAATATTTTTCATGTTTTCAGCACCAAGGGCTGTAGATAGTCTACTTCCGGATGTTACAAGATCTGTATATGCCTTATTAAACTTCTTATGAGTTTCTTCTGATATGCTAATATTTTTAGTTTCGATAGGATTAGCTGAAATAGTTCCACCAGAGTTTGTGCCAACGCCCACCTGCATGGCTCGGCTTCCAGCTCTGCCGCCTGCCGCTCCTGCACCAGAGGACATAAGTTTTGCTATTCTGGCTTCATTAAGCCTATTCTGCATCTTCAGACGTTCTTCGTCTAATCCAAATCTGGCTTCATCCTTATTCTTACCATATTCAAACTCTGCAATATCCCTATTTCTTTCATATTCAAATTCTATCTTCCATTTTTCGAAATTCAAATTAGCTAATCTTTCCCTCTGATTATATTCTTTGGTTTTCCAGTAAAGCTCGTCGGCTTTGATTATGAAAGACGAATTATCATAAGCATATGAAGCAGCAGCATTATTAATAAAATTATTTTCAATAACCTTCATCGCTCCAAGATACGGATCGTAAGCCCTTTCATCCATTCTGCTAAATTCAGATTTCATGGAAGCTATTTCAGATTTGGCTCTCTTTATTTCATTTTCAACCATTTCTTTCTTTGCAGGATCAGAACCCAAACCGGAAAGATCGGCAGTAAGAGCATCAACATACCTCTGCTTATCACTTATCTGCTTATTCATAAAACCAAGAACAGAATCATACGAATATAAAGAGGGATTAGAGTCTACCATGTAAATAGCCTCCACCTGCATCTGCTGCCTTGCTTTATCTGATAACCCTGACAATGCAAAAGAAGCTATCTGTTCAGGAGTAAGCATATCCTTAGTTACTTCTTGTACTGCCCCGGTAGGATGACCATCCTTGTCAAGAATAGGAATCTGAACTTTAGCTCCTTTATGAAGCTTGCTTATAAAATCTATCCTATCTTTTAATTCCTTATTATAATCAGTATAAGGAGTATATTGAAGAGGAGCAAGACGGGAACCAGCCTTTCCATCATTCACCCATTCATTATACGGCTTTAAAGCCGCATAAGCATTCGCAGCAGAATAAAGTTCTGGATTATTTATTTGTAAATCAGATAGCATTTTATGCATTCTCCTGCCTTCTTTTGTGCCGGCAATCGCGTTAATGACCGTATCATCCAACACCGAACTGATCTCTCCTTGTATGGCTCTCGTAACACCATCAGAAGAAAGATCCACGCCTTTGAATTTTTGATTGATGTTAGCAATCACACCTGACATCTTATCTTCCATATAAGCGCGGGCTTCAGGCTTATCTATCTCTTGACCCATAAGATAATCTACCTGGGTATAGATCTTTTCACGAGCAGCATCAACCTTCTGCTGTTTGTACATCATGACGTCCTTAACAAGATCTATGTTGTAAGGACTAACATACGGGGCATATTGCCTTAAAATACTATATTGTGAAGCCATCAGCTATTTCTCCTTCTCTTTTTATATTTATCTTCTTCATCATCCTCCAAGCTCTTCAAATAAGGTGTAGAATAATCACCCATATTCATCACATCCTGATTGCCTTGAACGTAAATAATTTGACCACTTGGAAGCATTCTTATATTCGGGGCTATGGAAGCTATGGTATTCAACGATGTACGAACATTGAACTTATTCTGTATCTCACTGTTTATGCTGTCATAATAACGAGCAAGATTTTCATCCCTTATAGCCATAGCCTTCAATAACCCAGATTCATAACGTTGCCTTTCCACTATGTTCTTATCGTCTGTCTGAACATAAGCCATTTCATTGAATCTATCAGCTTCGTTTATTTGCCTTGCGTTATTGAAATTTACTTCGTTAATGTACTTGGCTATATTGCTTCCGGCTATGGCGTTCATATTAGCCAGAATAGCAGAGCGCTGGGAGTCGGGCACGTCACCTACTGCGTCCAACTGAGCCGATGTCGCGCGGTTGAGCTCGTTGATATACTGATCAGCAGATTGCAGAACCGGATCTATTCTCGGAGCCTGATGCCTTTCCAATCCCTCTATCTCCAAGCCTGTATCGAGCGTTCTCAGCATCTCCGGGAAGATAGGACCGAACGCCGCCGGTCTGTCCTGTCCTTTAGGTCCGTTGTCTTCAACCACCTCCTCTGTATCGGTGTCGGTTGCAGTCGTAGGCGTACTTGCTTTCGGTTTTACCTCTATCCCTCCAGGAGATCCAATCTTAGGCGGTGTAAGGCCTGGTGCTATGGGACCGGCCTCAATAGGCTTCATTTCTGGTTTAACAGACTTAAGAACGAAGTCTATTTCCGGCATTAACCCACTATCTCTTAAAGCAACAAACTTATTATAATCGGAGCCCAGAATCTTCTTAGCGGCATCAGATTTATCACCAAATAAGTCAACATAATTCTTTATCCCTTTTTCGTTTAACAATCTTTTTTGCTCTGCCGAAACAACGTCCAACCCATAATAAGAACGAGTAGCTGTTGTCTGACCAAACTTATCATCTACGGCAAATGAATTATAAGCCTGATTCCCTCCGTAGCTTCCGGCGTCCTGGCCCCAGAATCCGTATTCATCTCTGAATTTCTTGGCTGCATCAGCATTCGTAATAGCGCCTACATCAGCTAACGCCCACAATGCATTTAATTGCCTGTTGTATCCTTTCTGGAAACCTTCTGTATCAAAATCACCATCCGTATTGTACTTGTTAGCCCATCGGTTTATGTCGAGCAAATTAGATACCGCCTTATCATTTACCCTGCCGTATCCTAAATTGCTTCTATGTTGGAGATTCTGGTTGGCATTGACACTGGAATCAGGATTAAGGATCTGCTCACGACCACTAACATCAGATACAGTCATATTAAGAGTTCGTCCAAATAACTGATTGATAAGCTTATTGTAGCCGATAGCATTCTTTCTAAGTTCCTCCAGCTCCTTCTGAGTAGGTCCACCTTCAGCCATTTTTCTGGTTTGCTTAACATACTCGTCATATATCCAGTTCTTAGCATCTGATTCTGCAATATTAAAAGCCTTAGCTTGTTTCTTTACCTGATTCAGATCAACAACCCCGCCATCCCTGAAAAAAGCATCCATCCTCTCGTTACGCTTAGATTCTTCCTGTTTGCCATAAACGATTTCAGCGAAAGAACGAAATTGTGCTTCAAGCTCGTCTATCTCTTTCTGGTTTTCATTGACGTACTTGGAAAGAATAGAAGCATTAAGATTAGATGTGTTTTTGTCTTTTACATCTTCATTTTTCTCTAATCTCTTATATACACGCTCCTGATCTTCGTACTTATCAGACAAACCTATCTTCTTCTTATATCGATCAAGGAGTGTAGCATACGTATCTTTTGACGTTGCCTTAATACCATAATTTTCTCTAACGTAAGAGGCAAACTCATCATCTATCTTACGATAATCGGAAACAATATAAGCCTCTGGCAAATCAACCGGAGTGCCACCATTTTCATGTCTGTTTCCTTTGGCTTCCATAGGCCCTACGGAGTCAGGAGTCAGCACGTACTCGCCTTTCTCTATCTCTACATTCGCAGCATCTTCCATAGACTTGGGAAGAGGATAAATATATTCGCCGGTCATATCAGACGTATCTATCTTCTGACCGTTACCTAAATTCACGCCACCACCTTCACGTTCCCACTTGATGAATTGCTGACGACGCTCCTTGGCAAGTTTTTCCCTCGCTGCCTGCTCGTCTCTGCTGGCTGCATACGCAGCAGATGAAGCTCCCATGATATTACGGGTAAGACCTAATCCTAAACTAACACCAGACAAGGCAGCTTGAGCCACATTAGCACCGACCTTATTACCGGCTCTTATCCGGCCAAGACTTGTACCGAACATTTGAGCTCTGCCGGTTAGATCGGGTGAATAATATGGGGTAGTCATAGGATCAAGAGGATTACCATCTTGGGAACGTTTTTCTTTAGAGGAATCAGCATCAACACCACCTACATTCATTGCATTATCAACGACTGATTTCTCTACGTTTTTAACCATACCCCTATTATCAGCGAGATATCCTGCATATCCTGCATCATTGTTTTCAAAAAACGGATCGGATGTAGGCATACTACTAAATGGATTTATCTCCCCCTCCTCTGTTTCTAAAGTCACATCAGAAGGCATATATATATTCTGAATATCAGATTCACCCCATTTATTAACAGGCGTTCCATAATCAAGAATAGGCTGAGTAGAGGATACATTAATATCCTGTCTCTTATCCTGAACACTACCGCCAGGAGCGAATATCGGACGATTTTTTATGATTCGTAATCTCATACTATCTTTTTTCACAAAGATAAGAGAAACGAACGAGAAAATCCAACGTTATGGGATACGTTTAAAAATCAATCATGTACGGCAGACAAACCACCCGAATCAGGGTCGTACTTAAGACCGCATGCCAGGCGATAGTTCTTAAGCGCTCTCTTGTACAAAAACAGCACTGTCTTGGAAACTATTTTCTTCATAGATTTGGTTAAAACCTCTTCTGTTGAAACAGACATCAGACAGCTATTCAAAAACGACCTGACATTGGAACCGAACAAGATCTTCACCATTTTTCTAAACGTTCTAAAAAGATATGATGCAGAAAGAGACTTTAACCCATTGCGAACCAGTCTCTTATTCAAATACGAAACAGCCTTTTCAGATAGACAGAGCCTATTCTTTCCTTCGCTATCTACCTCTGATGAAAACCACGAATATAAAGTGGTAGGATGTTTCTTAAGGTGATTGATGAAGGAAGTCATTATCCCTTCTTTTAAGGCCCTTTTGTGGGCTACGCATGCAGCAATCTTCTCTTCTCTTTTTAAAGAGCTGTCAAGGCATCTAAACACCGTCCTATCGTCTCCGATGAAATACTGAGGACGTTCTTCCTTGAACTTAGCCCGATAAGCGGCATATCCTTCCTTACGAAGCATATCTATCTGAGACCGGATATAGAACCTTACACACTTTTCTTCAGCCTCTTGCACGCTTTTAAGATAAGGAACTGACTTTCTCCCATATCGAAGATAATCATAAACCATAGCCTCAATAAAGTCATTGTACGGAAAGAATCTTCCAAATCCAAAGTTCCAAACTATGAAACATCGCACTCTATCTTTCCAGTAATCAGATATGAGAAAATTACTACAATATCTCAACTTCCTGTTTTTCTGATAGAAATGATGAGTATGTTTGTCATAAAATAGATTAAAATATCTCAAATTGCCTAAACACTGACCGGCTGGACGGCGTACTACATTGTACCCTAAGTTGCTGAAGCTATTGTATATAACTTCTATCGGAGAGACCTGCTCTTTCTTGAAGAGCTTGTCGTGTAACTTGTGAGGATTCATTATTTCAGTTATTTTTGTCTCCATATTGTTTTTGTTGTTTAGTGCAAATATATGATTTTATATAAAAAGAAGAAAATGCACTGCCTTGTATCCGGTTTGAGAGAAATAGGATACAAGGTTTTTTGTTTTATGACGGTTTGGATAAGAGACGGGAAAACGACTCTGAACGTAACCGCCTGACCGTCAGGGGTGGGACAACAAATCTTGAATTAAAACTACGCCTATGAATAGTCTCCGTTTTCCTTAATATTAAGACCATTTTCAATGATCTTACTCATTATATTATTTATATTATTTTATATACTTTACCATTTATTCATATAATTGTTTACAGTGAATGAACTTAACGACCGAAGGGAGTTAAGTGAGTGAACGGATTGACAAATTACTTTTTCCGTCTATTGTATTGTTTGCCTAATTGTGTTAAAGGATTGAGTATCGTGACCGAAGGGAACGATGCGAAAGAACTTATAATATTTAAAAACGACTGAACCTATCGACTGAAGGGAGATAGGTGATGGAGTGACGTTAATAATTATATTAGATAGCCAGTGGAGAATTAGGCAGGCTGGTAGGCGAGACGAGCGCCCATGCCCGTCAGGACAGTGGAAGTACGTAGGTCTGTTCTGTTAAACCAAGGCGATGATAGTTCCATCCTTCACGAAATCGCACAAAAAAACCGGATTATCTTGATATCGTTCTTCAACCTTCGGTATCCGTGTAACGAGTCTCAAATCCGGCTTGAATTTATTAATGTAAAAGAAATACAGTCTTGTTCTAATTTTCGGTGACGCCTTTAATGCGAAGTTGTATATTGGGAAGCACGGCATTAATCAAAGCCATTTTCTTATCCTCTTCGCTTTCTTTTTCATGCTGTTTATACATCATGCTGTAATCACTGTCATCACCATCCTTTTTCCCGTCTAACGTCAGTAAATGATTTACGATGTCCTTACCATACGTTTCAGTCCATGTACGGAATCTCTCTTCCTCGGACTGTCCCTCCTGGGACGGGGCTTCCGGGTTAGGAAGGGCGGCTGCCACTTCTACCTCTGGAAGTGTTACCGATGCTGCTATTTCAGCATCATCTCCGAATCCCATTTGACCATACGAAGATACGGAATTTTCTTCAATTTCCAAACCAAGATTTTTAGCAACCTCCATAGCATAATTATAACGGTCATCGTTTCTTATAACACTCTTATGAGGACGTCCTGCTCCTTGGTTCCAAGCTACTACAGCATCTTTAAGGTTATCGGCGTTCATGAAGTCCTGCCGGCTGTAGTTGTAATACCCTGGTCCTTCTTTTCCTTTTCTTGTGTATAAGAAATTAGAATATCCGGTTTTCCCTTCGTATTCATCAGCTAAGAACTCAAGTTGGTCTTTGAATGTTGGTGTAGAATGACCTTTCTTTTTGGCGTGCTTGAATAGCTTATCCATGCGCTCATTATGCCATTGCTGTATGCCGTATGATGTTCTGTTGTCTCCGTATATGTCATCTTTAAGACCGGATTCAGCCATGAGATTACCTATGATAGCAAGCGCCTGTATCTTAGACATGCCTCTTTTATTAGTAAAATATTCATATGCTTCACGCTGTTTACCAACCACGCCACCTTCTTTCTTGATATTGGTATTGTATCTCTTTCCATTCCACGTAAATTCCTTAAGACCTCTTTTCCTGGCTTCTTTAAAGGCTTCGCCTCTTGTAGTGGAAATCGGGTCTTGTAATTCAAGATCGTTTTTTATACCAAGAATGGCATTAATAATATTATCATCCTTTTTATCATCATCATCTAATTTATCAACATTATTCGAAACGTAAGATTGGCTTATTAAATTTGATACGCTTTTTCTATTTTTATAAGTTCCTTCTTTATCTGATGGAGCTTCAAAAGCATACACAAGTGGATACGAATAATCCGTATCTGGATCTTCTGACATAAATTCGCTTACTGCATGAATGGCTTTATTGTATTTAGTATCCTTTATACTATACATCCCAGCATCTTGAACATGATCATAAAATCTGTCTATCATGTAATTGATATATCCACGCTTATCCCCCTTAAATCGCTCTTTATCTTTCTCAAACTCTTTGGGTGGATATCTTTTATCGGATTCTTGGAAAAGTCCCTTAAACCCTCCATAATCAGATACGGCATAGGGATTACCACCAGATTCTTCAATAATATTTCCAAGTACGGCTTCTATCTGGCGTTGATTGAAACCTTTATCATATAAAGCATCATAGATCATATTCATTCCATCTACGTCCATAGTGCGGTGCGTACCCTTACCCACGCGCTTCATATTTTCATATTTGGATTTGAATAAATCCCAATCTATTTCCGGCTTAGAAGAATCCCCTCCTTGTTTTTTAGATCTTATCTTCATTTTTTTATCCAGATCATTCTTGGAATCAATGGCGGATTTCAACAAAACCTTGTTTGGATCATTCTCTTCATATGGATTCTTATCTTCTACATAATCCAGAATATCAAACGGGTATCCTATTGTATCAAGAATCTTAGTAACAATCCCTACACCAAGAGGTTGATCGCTTCTATAAAAATCATACTTATCTTTTACGACCATCCTACCTCTATCATCACGGTACATAGTGAAACTTGATAAGCCTGATAAATCATTTAAATCGCCGTAAGCATCTGGTATAAAATTGTATTCGTTAAATACCTGATGTTCTCCAGTTCTGGCTTTTTTTAAGAGATCTATTCCCTCTTCCACCATTCCAAGTTTCCTACTTGTTACATCCCTTAACTCCTCCAAATCAGATACGTCCTTGCCTGCAACTTTTCCATCAATTATCTTATTATCTAAGGAATCAAGCTCCCTTCCATATTTTTTAGTCATTTTCTCCCACCCACCATTTATCCTGTCAGATATAATGGATTTGATATTGTCTGGTATTCTGACAATCCCATTTTCTTCTTTCAGATTATTTGGTTGGTTTAAGAATCTAAACCAAAGATTCTGACTAAAATCATCTACATTGGCTTTCGGAACATCTTGACCAAAAAATTCCATTATTTTGGTTTTTAATCCTCTTTCATTAGCATACACGTCAGGTGTTATATTAGATGCCAGATATTCTCTAAGTTTTACAAACGGACCAATTTTACTCCATAATGTTTTTGGTTGTTTGTCTCTTACATAATTTTTAGTCTTCTTTGCCATTTTTTTCTTCCTCCTTCTTAAATTTGTGGTAAGCACCACAAACCTTATCAACTAACCATCCCATCAGACAGGCGGCATGCTCATCTCCTCCGACTTCAAAACCGTAATCCATATTAAGATACTTACAATAAATAGAAAGACCGTGCAGGCATTCGTGTCCTATGGTTCTAACATCCATATCAGATAGTGAATGAAATAAGAAACATATTTCTTTCCTGTGATTGGTTCGGTTTCCTACGAAAATAGTTCTGCCACCATAATCATCAGTCCACCCCTCCCAGCTCTGATCTTCTACTTCCAGGTTGGCGAACGTCTTAACTATATACTCTTCATCTGCTCCAAGCAATACCCTTACATTATAGGGGTATATATCATTTTTATATAATACTTGTTTCATAACAAACTGTTTTTCAACAAAGGTAAATAAAAAAGCCGAAGATATACTCACGTACTTCTTCGGCTATACCTTTAAAGCTAAAACTTGTTTACTATGGAAATTACAATTGAAGCAAAATCAATGATTATATTTTTATTTTCTTAATTTCTTCAATCATATTCTTATATCCGCAGAACTTGCTGTTAATAACATCGAAGATAGATTCTGACCAGCCAGCTATGTTCAAGATATTAGATCCTCTGTAAAACATCTCACTTCCATATCCTTGAATAGAAATAGAAACGATCTTGCAATTTGGATTCACTTTCTTGAATCCTTTCAAAAGTTCGGCGAATTTACCATATTCATAATTGGAACTTTTCTCCCATACAATAGATTCGCCATCTCCTATCTGCATATCTGAAATAACGTACAAGTTATCTACTTTGATCTTATCTTTAACGCACTTTTCCAAGAATGCAAAAAGACCGTTTTCGGTAGCACCACCGCATTCTCCTCCGGCAGTAAAAGATTTTTTGTTGTTCCACAAAACACCTCTGCTTCTATCATATTCGTAATTGATAAGTTTGTCACCAAACATACCAATAAATACGTCAGGAAGCACAGAAGCAATCATACAGCCAAACAAGTTACCAATGACAGCCGTATTTGTTTTGCTAAAGGCAGACACTTCAGAAGACCCTCCCATATCTCCACGTACAGAGCCAGAGTGGTCAATCAGGATAGCCGACCGCCCCTCCAATACCGGCAAGTTCTTGCAGGAGATGGTTATGGCTTTCTCCAACGCATCTAAAATCTTATATTTATTACGCGCTGTTAATTTAGCTCGTTTTTTATCCGACTCAAATACAATATCATTATCGGAACCATCAGTGCCCATATTTTCAACCTCTTTGAAAGCTGAAGCAAAACGGAAAGGAAGCATCTTCGAATTAAGTACCTTCTCTTCTATTGTAAGCTGCCTACAAACTTCATCTATTTGATCAGGCGCGTATTTGATTATGTTTACAAGGTTACGAACCATATTAAAAATAGGCATGCCTTTTACATTAGAAACCACGTCCCGAATAGCGTCACCTAAAGCTTCTTTCTTTTCCTTATTGTCTTTCTTATCCTGTCCGGCTTTAGACATCTCTTTTTCAAGAATCTTGCTTTCGTATAATCCAGACAAAGACCGACCTTCTATAAGGTACTGGAAAGCCATTTTATTAGCCTGATTGCCTTTAGGGTGAAATAAGTTTACTAAGTCAACCATAGTAATGACCCTACTGTCCATCTTATACTTATCAATCCGGTACGGATCAAGACCTTCCAAAGCCGTCTTAAATCCTTTCTTAATAGCACTGGATATACCTCTTAACTTCTTTGGATTTTTGTCGTTAAGAGCCGCATAGCAGCCAAGAATTTCACTCATATCATCAGGACGCATAACGATCTTATTATAGAACCTTGAAGCCCATTCCTTACCCGATGCTTTGCTGGCAAGGACAGAAGCCATAAGATGCGTTACCGACCTAAGCTTTCCTTCTTTCCTAACATACAATGCTGTTTGTGCTGCAAAATACGGATCCACCTGATCCATAAGGTTCTTAATTCTTTCTACTTTATCTTTTTCTTTCTCATAATAAGAATCAGATAACATGGTAGTCATTACCGTAGATACCAACTCTTCTTCTGCGTTAGGCTTATACGCCTTCTCTCCCATGTGATTCACGATCGTAGGCTTAACACCTTCATCCTTTTTGTTAAACTTTCCCATTTGTTGTTTTCTTTAAAGTGTTATACAAAAAAAGCAGTGATATTACTACCACTGCTTGAAAAAAATATATCAAAATGAATACTCAATGAGGGAAAAGCTGAAGTTAGTGTAAACAATGAAATAATGGATTTGAACCATCGACCTATACTTTAAAAGAGTATCGCTCTATCCATCTGAGCTAAATTCGAAGTAACTAACCCCATCACCACTCATTAGTTTTTATATATTTCAAACAGAGGAAAAACGGAGCCGGATAATTAAAATGAAAATATTGGATTCGAACCAATGAAAAGTATTATTACAGAATACCGCGTTATCCACTACGCTAATTTTCGAAGTAACCGAACTCCTCACCATCTGTATATTTTATTAAAACAGGGAGAACCTGGAAGGTGTTTTGATATGAAAGGAGGTTTTGATCTACCAACTGATCTAATTTTTCTTACATGAAAAATATAGGACTCGAACCTATGACACAAACCGAAGTATCACCTTCCATCACCACTGTCTTATATCATAATCTCTCTTGATTACGATGCAAATATAGACACTAAAATATGATTTACAAATTAAAATGATTTAAAATGTATTAATTTGGATAAATAAATGTAGTGAATAACATAAGGTGATTATACACAACCTTGTACTTAAAAGTATTACCCTCTACTTGCTAATAGGCAGAGGGTAATACGATATTATCTATTCTTAATCTTATCTTCGGAAATCAACCACTGAAATATGATTTTCCGGTTGCTAATTACTTTCTTTATCCTCATCAGCATCCAACTACCACGCAACCTATCCAGCCATGACCGTCTGAAATTAAGAGCATCAGGATTAACTGACTTATTTATATCGTTATCGTCCTTGATCCAAATAGGGGTCTCTGACCGGTCATCGTCAACCCTGTTGAAGAAGTCATTTAACTTATGTCTTCTATATACCTCAGTATCCAGGACCTCAGTATGGTCACCTACGATCTTTGGATACGATATACGTTGCGCTAAATTATTCTTTTCTTCTGGAACAAGATGAATTTCACCTGAGTTGTTTGTGTCGTTGTAGATAGTTATCGTATCTAAACCTACTTTCCTGTCAAGAGTGTAATTCACATCATCGACGTATTTCCTTGCATCAAGCTCGTATTCTACAGAAGCCAGCGTAGAGCCATTATATTTCTCTTTTATCGGCACTTCTAATATAAACGGATATGTTGTTCCGTAAAATGTCTGGAAGCTCTTATTCGTCAGCAAATGACTCCATAAGCCGCCTTCTTCGTCTGATGCTGGGAAGTTTATTCCTGTCTGGAAATATTGTTGCTGTTCTATATAATAGTCAGGACAGAACGAATAATAAGAAATCCATTCTTGCTTCAGACACGAATATCCGATAGTGAACGACACATCCTTGAAATACTGTTCGTCTTTTAAGGATATTTCCTTATCGTTTGACAACACCTCTGTTTCATTGTACAAGAACCTTCCACCATCATATTTGTAATATGCCGGGTTCTTAACAGGTATATAATCTTTTTTCGTGATAAGTACCCTCTTATACCTATTATCCCATCCAAGAGACAGACCAAGACCGATAAATTTATTATCCGTATCTTCTTCTGTCATTTCTGTACCGGTTAAGATATTAGTTATTCCGTATCTAAGGATCTTAAACGGAAGATGACGCTTAAGCCAATGTCTGACACCTACACTAAGTTCCTTAAGATTACGTCCGTTCGGGTCGGTCATAAACACCTGTGCTCTTTTAGTATCTACCCAGAAATGACCAAACTCTGAACTAATTATTTCAGTGCTCTGGGTTCCAGAATAACCGAGGTCGGTCGTGTTGTACTCCAGAGGCCGGGACGCGAACAGACCGCCGGTGCCCATCTCGGCCTGCCCTGGGGAGGTGCGCTCCTTGATTACGTCTATGGCGTTATGGAGTGAAACCTGATCCTCGAACCTAACAAGAATCTGATCGGATTCAATACGCTTCATGTGAATAAGCTTCCCGTTGTTGGTTGGGAACTCATGATAGTCCATAGGCTTATACGTCAGCCACGGATCTGTTTGACTGTTTTCAGATACGTCAGCCCTACTCCATATAACACCATTAGGTCGCTGGTAAGCACAATCATAAAAACGACGTTCGTATGTTGCCGGCAATACATTAGGTGTTAATGTCATTCTTGATGAGTAGATAGGACTTATCTTGTAATCATTGTCCCTATGGATAGATACGTTCTTTTCTTGTGTCCACCAAACAAAATCTCCTACTTTTGGATAGAATAATTCATGAGGCTGAGGGCCCTCTAATCTGAAATTACAATTTATTTCAGACTCTACAAGGAACTGAGGAATACCATAGAACCATGTATAAAATCTGCCATCTACATACTTACCGGAGGTATCACCATTCAATTCATACAAGCTCTTCCTGTTTGGGTAAAAAGCATATTTTCCTTTATTAGATGATGTCCAACTATTGAAACGTTCGTTATCTATCGTCTCAAGAGCATCTTCCCCTGTATCATAATTAACAAAATATCTTGGATATCCTACATTTCTATAATCCATGTAAGGGAAAGGTATCATATCTCCAATACCAAAAGCACTATTATAAAAAACAGGAAATTTTCTCTTTAATGAAAATCTGGTTATCACCGTATCACCACCGAACATCAGTTTCTTTTCATTAGTGAAAAATCCACATCCACCTATGGAAATCCATTTTATATCTTCTATTTGACCATATTGATCCGGCCTATATCTCATAAGCCTCATATACGGAGAACAGATGTATGAAACTGATTTGGATTGCTCGAATGTTCTTCCTGCTACAACATCTCTTCCAGCAATAACCGAGTCATCTATACGGCTACTGTCGTAGTTGTAGACATAGTTCGGATATTCCAATAAATATTTCGATTTACCATCTCCTTTTTCACCTGGATCACCAAATGATAAAAATAACGAAGATTCACGATCTATATTATTAACAAATAAGAATCGTCCCTCATTATCGTTTTTACCGGTTCCCCATTTAGATGACATACTGGCATCCATCATAGGATATACACCAGACTTCATGTACTTAACAGAAGATAAACCACGAGCAAAATTTCGTTCATACTTATCCTGGTCTGTTATACCTATCATTGAATTATATAATCCTACAGAAGTATAATACCATGCATGATTACGTCTCGGTCCATTGTTTATAAACGTATTAAGCCAATCATAACGGTACTTACCGTACAATATCGGGCCCTTAGCAAGAGTTTGACTGATGGTTGACACCATTGAAGAAAACAGCATGGCCACACTCAAATTCGTTAGGAATCCTCCTCCGGTAAGACCTGCCGACCCTCCTATGTATCCAGACTGAGCCCTTATCTGAAGCTCTTCTGCTATCATAGCGGCTATTGTGGCACTTGATTCAACTGCGGCAAGTGACGCAGCCATCGTATAAGCGGCAGGACCTAAGATAGTCCATTTTGGATGATCTTCTACAGGTACAAAACTGCCTACAGACACTCCTCTTTGAAACCCGTCTATACATACTTCATTTGGAAGTTCGGGCTTGTTAAAATAAATATCAGGCGAACAGAATGAATACCACACGTTCCCTCCTTTGTCGAAAGGATGGGATATAAACTCGTCTCTTTTGCCAGACGTATAATTATATTGATCTTGTGATAGGTCATTATATGGGTAATTAGGATAGATATTTACATTACCATCGTCTCCTATGTATCTAAGCATATCATAGGCTAATCCTGAAGCCACAACCGACCTATTTAGCCTCCTATCTCCACGATACAGTTCATATCCTACGATCGTATCTCTTTGTTGTTGCGTAATCAAACCAGAATCTACCGCAAAATCCAAAAACACTTGTATGGTGTTCTCATCCACCATAATACCTACCGGATATATTTCAGAAGCTATGTCATATCCACGTTCATCACTGTTCATAAAAGGTATATGCTTGTTATCTGGGAACCGGTAATGACGTATAGGTTGTTGGCAAAATACGGTAGAAGTATCTACTCCTCCATAAGAATGACCCTTGAAATAAGATAATCCATTTTTGTCTGACAAAGGAGCACCATAATATTCTGTTAACTTATTCATAATATTAGAATAAGCTTCTGTTTTTTTTGGATCATCATAAGATCTTCCTGTATCTATTTTCATCCTACTACTATCATAAAGTTCAAAATTAGCAGGATATTTCTCAGATGATTCCCAATATGCAAAATCCCCGTATTTATAAGGACGAGGCTTGCAATTGATGGGCCTATCTCCACATGTCTGACATTTTGATGCAAATAAGACAGTTGATCTAAGTGTTATAGAATCCACAGACAAATCAATCTTATTTACCTCCTTTTCTCTTATACCAAAAATATACGGATATATAGTTTTACCTGTAGCAAAAGAAACACCTAAGATAGCACGAGACGGCTTCTTTCCTTCTTCTTCCTCTTCTTCTGGGGTATCATAATTTTTATAAGAACAAAATTGAATTTGTCTAAACGTCATTATCCAAGGAACTGCTACAATAGGAGATTCTATTGTAACATAAAAATAATTTTGACCTATAGAATCAAAAAACTCTTCATTTATTTCTCCGAAAGCCGGTCTTGCTATGTTAACAATAACGGAATGAGATGATTCATACTCAGGTCTATCAAATTCAACTGGTACTATTCCAAGAGGGGACCATGTTTCAACATCCTTCCAAAAAGAAACACGAACGTAATTGGTAGACACAGCATCCATTATGCCATCTACCTTTCCAAGAGCTTCAAGATAAAGAACTTTGTTCTCGTCTTTATAACCTTCTATGTCCCACTCTTCTGGTCTATTAATCTTAATAAATCTTGCATTTGTCATTACATTTCTGACAAACTTCCATACCACAAATTCAGATGCGAATCCAATATTAAGCTTATCCCCTGTAGGATTATTAAATGTAGCATTGTTTACATACCCTTCAAATTTCCAATCAGTTTCATCTATACCGGTATCCGAATTTTTATATATCATATCTTGCAACTTCTCAGAAGCTTCAGGCCAAAATTGCTCAATACAATACCTGGGTCCGTTCTTTGATCTATACTGATTATTTATGACTGTACTGGTAGATCTACCGGCTCGCCAATCTCCTACATCATTTATCTTTTGGCTCCATCCATCTATATGAAGAATATAACTTCCAAGAAGATAATTATAATTTTGAAAGTTGTTATAATCAGTTCTTGACACAGTAGGATCAGAGCAATAACTCTCAATATAACATCCGCATGTACAAGGCATGGTATCTAATACGTATATAGCATCAGACACGGTTTTTAAAACAGATCCAGGTTGTAAGTATGGATAAAACTCAGAACAAAGGTGTTGATTGCCATCACCTGATATGCTGCCAGCGCTATACCCAAAAAATGCTTCCTCCATCCATTCAGATAAAGAATCCATTGTCTCGTAATTAAACAACACAGAATACTTATTCTGATTTTCTCCTCCTGTGGTATATAGATAATCTGTAGAGACGTGTTCCATTTCGCTAAGAACCTTATAGATATAATCTTCTACAAGGCCTGTTATTAGTGGAACTGGAGCTGACAATATAGATTCTTGACGATGAGGGACTTCGCAGTCTCCTTCCATTTCTGGTAACCTAATATGATCAATTGGCTCCATATAATCCTGTGTTCCATCTTCTCTGTATTTGGTAGCTATATCACATATCTGTCTTTCATTGTTTCCATTCTCCTTATTATTACAAGCTACAAGACCTATATTTTCAGACAAATAATTTATAGGGGTTCCTACAATATCATCATAATCGATAATAAATCTTGATTTCCCTTTAAAAGTAGCGAAATTGCTTTCCACTATAACAGTTTGACCTACAGTAGCCGGGTTGTTACACTCTTTCTGTTCTTCATCTATAACAACCGCATCGTCGTCAATCAATACCCCATCTCCTGCCGTATTGCTATACTGCCATACATATTTCCTATCAACACCTGAGCAATCCGGAGCATATGCGTTTATAGACTGGTATGGGATACTGTCTTTGTTCATTTCCTCTCTTGCCTTATCAGAAGGTGGGGGGATAAGAACGAATGCTGGAGTTTTATAACCAGTAGATGTCTTAAACGAGATAGAAAACGGATACACTTCATTTCTCATATACCCTACATACAGCGAACAAGCGTTACCATCCTTATATAGATCTTCGTGGGCTACCGATGCCTGCCATTTTAGAAAATGCCCCATAAGAGAAACTACAGGCTGTAAATTCCACTCTTTTTCCGCAGTAAGACCATACTGCAAAAGACGGTTTCCGACTGACACTATTCCTCTTGATGTGTTGTACACAGCCCTTTTCAAGGAAATATGCTCAAATGTAGTTCTTTTATTATTAAGGTCAGAATAATAATATATAGTCTTTTCCGTAATAGGATGAATGCCTTCTATAAAATAATCAACTACCGGCTGCGTTTCCCCATTGTATCCTACTGTATTTTGAATAACAGCTACCTTGTAATGACTGACCTGCCTATCTAAGTTAGACACCTTAAGTCTTATACCAAGATTAGTTCTTTCTCCCCATTTTCCATCATTGATTCTAATATATTGTTCATCGAATACATGTACAGGATTAGTCAATGAAGTATAGTTGGTTTTCTCGTTGCCAAATTCATCGCACAAGGCCACAGCAAACTGATACACGCCGGCGCGTAGGCTGCCCCCGTACTCTATCTGTACCGGCTCCACGCATGGCTGGTCCAGTAGCGGAAACACCCTAAGTTTCTCACAAGCCAGAAAACATCCATTCTCCTGCATGAACTTGTCCCTATCATATTCTTTATCGCATATCTTATACCCATGATAATGATACCAAATATCTCCTTCATCATCCGCCGTCAGAGCCTTGTCTACAATAACATACCTGGGAGGATTGTAATCGTCAGTCCAATAAATACACTTACCACATTTCTCTGTCTTTATTTCTATGGTTTTTATAGGATGATAGATAGAGAATTTAAGGCACGGATCTTGCTCGTTGTCTTCCAGCAAAGTTTTCATGCCAGAACACAACGACTCCGATCCTTCTACCATAGATTCTATATCGGAGTCGGATAAGATACTTGTATCGGATTCAGGCTTGAAATAAGTTATTTTAGATACGCCTGTTTCAGGATTTGTTATAAAAAAATAGATATTGCCTGAAGTAAGATCATTCTTGTAACCAATAACTTTAAATCCATCGAAATCAATGCATTTAAGATTACTGTGCTCATTAGATCTCATCCCAACATTACCATCCTCGGATTCGATGTTGGCATTCAAGGCAAACGTATAATGCTGATCCGTAAGACTCGACGGATGCAGATCGCGATTCATGCCTGTTTGAGGAATCGCTATGTTTCTGTTATCTTCTGATGCCATCTTTGTAACTGTTTGTCACAAAGATAACAAAAGAGATTTAATCATGGGCTTTCAAAGTGAGTGTAAAATGGCAGATAATCACCCTGTCTTATATCTTTTACCCCTAATCAACACAGTGCCATCACCACCAGCTCCAGCATAAACCATAGAGTATCTGACGCCGCCGCCTCCGCCGCCATAACCTCCTCCTCCTTTACCAGATCCGTTTGTTGATCCCCCTGTGCCAGATCCTTCACTGTAATCAGATATTCCGCCTTGAAATACCACTCCGGTGTTAGTTTCTCCACTTCCACCACCGGCATTTCTTTTACCGCCGGATTCTTCAAAATCTCTGGTAGTATGACCTTGACCTTTGATTACTCCATACTCTTCTCCATTAGTGTCTCCACCATCCGAAGCACCATCTTGCGTATATGACGAACTGCCGGCACTACCACCATCTCCTCCCCTCCACTTATTAGCCCCCCTTTCCTCCATTTGCTCTATAAGACGAACTCATGAATTGAGAATAACCACCATCCTTACCAGGAGAATTTTGTTCGGCTTGATAAACCTTTGCTCCTCCTTTTCCTACTGTTATAGAAATAGATTGACCAGGTTTTACAGCAATAGCTTCTCCGTCTTTCCAGCCTTTGTTATCAGATTTGAAGGTCTTGGTATAACCACCTCCACCGCCGGCAGAGCTGCCACTACCACCTCCACCAACTAAAAAGACGTCTACGGAAAAACAGCCTTCAGGAACTATCCATGTGTAATTGCCAGCCGGATAAAACCTTATAAGAAAGTCTTCAAGCTCCCTGTCTTTATATTCGAATCTCCTCCTCATAATTTACACAAATATATAAAAAGAATCATTGTGATATATACTACTCTCTGTTGCAGAAGTAACACAATCAACATCTTCATCTGCATTATTAATAAGATCTCTCATTCCATCGTATCTATTAGAAAACATAAAAACGTACCTCTGATCATTTATCTGAAACTTGTATATAATACCCTGTTGTTCACTTGGAGCAGGATAATGGTCAAATCTAATCCGTATTGACATCGGTTCGTAACCGGTAGAGGTGCTTGAAAACGAAAAAGAAACTGGACTCTGAGTATGAATATTAAAGGCTGTTCCTTCTCTAAGCTGATTCAGTACACTATTTATCTTATCCTGGCTAATTGTATCGGATTTGATTTTATTCATTAAATTAAATAATCTGATTCTATCTCCAGGCTCGATTTCTGTTTCCACACAATGATAAATAGCTCCACCACCAGATCTTTGTTCCTCAAAATATCTTCTCCTACTCATAATAATACTCCTTCCGATAATAACCGATAAAACTAAAACCTTCCGACTCCTTCCTCAAAACATCATGCTTATTCCAATACTTTTCTAAGTCGAAAGCCTCTCTTTCAAATACGATGTTATGATATGCCTTATCATGATCGCGATATATGCACAACCTAATCAGGTACTCAATCAAATACCATGCATAGTATAAAAATATCGGAATAAGAGACAGCCACAGCATCCACCATCCTACATTACCAAATAAGAGACATAATCCTATTGTAAGCAACGATATAAACATACCAAAACAAAACATTGTATGATACTGATTACAATGCGTCTCTTCATGATATTCGGCCTTCAATGATATAGCATCACGTTCGGTAAATACGGCTCCAAACAGCATAATTGTTTTATAGCCGTCAATGAACGTAAATAACTTAGCTATTTTTGATTTATAATATATTTTCATTGCCAAAAAATATTTTATGCCAATTGCACAAAGTTAAAAACTCTATAGGAGAATTAACCCCATACCATTCCCATTCCTTAAGGTAAGACTCTAATCTACTCCCATCAATACCTTCACACCCATGAAGAAAAACCAGATGAGGCATAAATAATTCTCCCCCTTCCAAAGATTTGTTAAACTTACTAACCAACCTCTTTCTGAACTTAGGACCATACCATGATTTTTCATTTGTGGATCCAAGACAATAGTAAGAATTATTTTTGGCTTTAATGCCAAACCATTTACATACATATGGATGATATACCCTATCTGCTAAAAATATAAATGGCTTATACCATAGGCAGTGCCAGAATGTACTACACTTGCCACCAAACTTCTTAAACGCCCATCTGAACCCTCCAGAGAAGTACCAGTTGTTAGCACCTCTCTTAACCTTAACTTTGTATTTAAGATTCTTATTCCGGTTACTAACCCTATCCCACGGCTTAACCTTATCGGTATCCATATCAGGAAGGAATGTCCAATGATGAAGCAAGGCGCTGTAATAAGGATTGTATATCTTGTGTCTGTTTCTAATAACGTACTCAAAAATATCGTATCCTACTTGCCCGGCTTCTTCAAATCCTTTTTCTGATAAGAAAGCTAATATCGGAGCCAGATTCCAGATCTGATCTTGTGAAGTAAATGGGGAGAAACATGGATCTTCGTCTTTTAACTCTATACCATTAGTATATCCAGAACTTATCTTGGTAAGACCGAATTTGCTTGCATCTTCGCTATGGATATCGTCTCTTAAGAAAAATCCTTTTTCGAATTTGAAATAAATACCTTTGTTGTTATTAAAAAATAGATCATAAGTAGTATCGGCAAGACGGGTAAGCACCAGTATGGCATTACGAACATCATCTTCTGTCTTATTACCGAGAATCATTTCCGTATATACAAACTGAAGGTACTGAGCCAGGTTGATGGTTCCGTCGCCGACCCAGCCTGCCCCGTTCTTCACCGACGACAGTGGGATGCACGAGGCCTGCTCTGTGTAGCTGGAATCATAAACAAAATCCCGGTAAAACACCTCCTTAATCCTACTGTATTTATCCCAAAGACCTTCCATCGCCTTAACCTATAACAATAACACAATCACGCTTTTCCTTATTATAAACCATCGTACCCATCTTAGTGTACAAACCTTTTATATTTTGGTAATTGGTTTCACCATGAGCCGAAACGTTAGTAGTAATGCTGTCGGAGTAAACTTCCGTACCTCCTTCATTAATGAAATTAAATCCTTGTTTAACCATCTCTCCTCCAAGGTAGGCTGTAAAAGACACAACAACATTTCCTCGTCCTCTATTTCCATACCAATTACCATAGATGTCGGCATTGATATTAGGTTCTGACTCGTCCATACCTGGCGCTGACAACAAGGTCTTCATCTTAATAAGTGCCCCTTCAAGACCGGACTGCATGTTATCACCACCATGAACAAGGTAATCGCCTACCTGTTGTTGGGTGGTGGCCCACTGCTTACTCCATCCCACAAACTTATTATCTACTTCTGATATGCCTGTATTTGTAAAACCAGTTGCAGTATCAAAATCGGAGCCGTCTTCTGATTCCCATCCATACCTAAGAACAAGATAATCGAACTCAGGAATTACAACAACCTGCTCGCCGGCAGCTTGTGTTATTGTGACGTTCTTACTCTCTCCACCAGCCGTTACCTTAGCTACGCCACGGCGATCTTCGGCTACCGGATTAGGTCCGGCTGTGAAGATGATGTTTGCCGGTCCTATGCCTCTCATTTTGTCGGCGGTTACTATTTCGCTTGCTTTAACCTCTAACATCTTATTTCATTTTAAATATTTCAAATACATATATCCAGCTCAACAAAAATACTACCGGGCAGTACATTGTCTCTACCAAACTCGCATCTCCTTTAAATTGCCTGATTGACCAAACAATCATAGATGCAATAACGCCAGACAAGTATATAAATAAAACTACCTCAATCATACCAATTTAAGTATATTATCAATTACAGGATATGCCTTAGAATAAATCTCAAACTCGGCATGACGCCGCCTAAGAGGTTCGTACATGCCTTTTAATGTCATACCCATCATCTTAAGTTCGGTCTTAGCATTTTTCAGCTTAACCAAATCTTGCTGTGCATACAACTTAAACAAATCGGCTGCTCCTTGCGCTTCTCCATTATACATCAGTTCCTCAAAGAATCTCATCTTTACAAAATTATCCACATAATCCAATACCAGACCTTGAGGCGTGTCTGGTATAATTATATTAGATTCTCCGTCAAATGGAAGAGACCGGTACTGCATGTAAATAGGACCATCGAAATTAGCATACAAGAATCCGTTTACGATATTTATCTCATACGGACTATCCTTGATTACCTTATTCCGGCATTTACTCAAACAAGAATCACGAAGCATAGGCTTAGCAAGACCTAACATTACCGGCCGGTCATAATAGCAACGAACTTCATGATCGCGATCGTGGGTGTTAATATAAAATTTTTCAACTATCACTTTCTCGCATTCGTCTTTACAACATTCATCGCAAGAACACCATCTATAGCTTCTTTCGGTACGTTCTTTCCAAGCTATTGTATTTTGAAGCTCTGGTATCACCTTATCACCTTCAGGCACCTCATATCCTTTAAAATCGCATTTGAAAGCCAGAATAAGATCAAAGTAATCACCAGGCATACGGGCCTGCCCTCGCTTGACATCCACTACCGCTTCTTTGCGCATAGTAATATCACCTCCAAACTTCTTCAGGGCAATTTCTACCCATTTGTAGATGGACACCTCATCTATCAGATCACGCTTGTCAAATGATCTTAAAGACGATTTTAACTCTATGATATAATCTTCGACTGTCATAACAAAAAATATGGAGGACAGGAAACGAACCTGACCTCCACAAAGATATAAATAATCTGTCTAATGCCCTATTTTGTATTTTCAAAAGTTAGGACCTTCAAACTTACCATACTTCAAGAAAAGGCTCCTACACTTTTCCTTTATCCCTTTAAGTGTAGCCTCATATCCGGCTCCTGTCATGTAGATGGTTTGCTGATTAACCCTTTCACCGGAATATTTATCCACAAAATAAGATCGATAAACACCAAACTTATTTTTAACGATATCACTATATAGTTCCCATTTACCCTGTCCGTTCCTGAACATAAACTTTACTTCCTCAAGAAACAAACGAAGATTCTTTTCGGCTATGATAACACCATTTTGCTCTAACTTCTTTGCAATATCACGAATCAGCCACATATTTTCATGATCAACTTTCTTGAACGACTCCGCAAACTCCACATCGGGACGCTGCTCTTCTATGGTCTTTATCGCCTGCTGTCTCTCCGCCTCTGCTTGCGCTCTCTCGGCTATGGCTCTATTTTTAGCATCAATCTCGTCAGCTAATGCTCTTAATGCAGATGGATAGTCTTTCGGTGTTATAGAATAGGAACCCGTTTTTCTTATAGAAGGAAGAACTTCAGATGTTACCCATTTCTTGAATTTTTTAGCAAAATCCATCTTTGATCCAAAAATCAAGCTGTATAGACCAGACTCATTGATTATCAATATTTTAGTATTTGGGGTATAAGGGTGGAACGTTTCGTTCCACCCTTGAGTATCAGGAACTTTCATTATCATCCTATCATCTTCATCAACATGATCCCTTATCGCTTTTCTTGGATTTGTATATCCCAAAAATGAAGCTATAGGAGACCCTATAAAATACGGTTCATGATCAATGACAATAATTTTTAACTCTACAAAATCTGAATTTTTGAAAGATGATACAGTTTCAATTTCTTTACTAAATTCCATTTCGTTGGATTCTGACGTCAAAATAATGTTACTGTTCTTCGCATTGTTTTGAAAATTGTTTATCTTTGTTCCCATAATAGGAATGATTTTTTATATCCGCCAGCCTGAGAAGGTAGACGGATATGCAAAAGTAGCGATTATCCTGTATCTACAAAGGGTGATCGCTACTTTTTTTCTACGACTTTCTATGTCCTAATTCTTTATCTTCGAAAACTCTCTTAATCTGAAAATCTTTAAACACCCTTCTTTTAGCAAGTATTTCATTGTACATAAATCGGTATCTCCATCCTTTATTCATTTTAACCCTCAACTTCTTTTTCAAGCTATCTTGTATTACAAAATGGTAATATCTTTTGGAGTCTGCGAAATCCATAGCCAAGTGGTTATAGAGGTAGCCATTGGTGCCAAGCCTGCTCACGATGTCCAGGTCCCGCCTTACGGGAAAGCGCTGGCCGGGTATAAGCACATGGCATAAGTAACCCACATTATCTATATAAACACCAGCATCAGCTTCCACATAATGCTCTGATACGGTTTTCCATATAATAGACAACAGTCTTAAAACCTCTCCTCTGTCTCTTATCATGCCTTTCTTAAAACCATTCTTTCTCTTCATAAGACGATGGTAGTAGGCTGCAAAATACGGTGATTGTATTGATGTTCTTTTCATCATTCAAAAATTAAAATTATACATTTCAGATAATTAACATTAGAATGTATTGTTGCATCAAAATACTATTCTATATTTGCAAAGTCTACCGATCCTCACGGACAGGTAGACTTATATTTTACAAAATTAAAATCGTAGTAAAGTTATGAAATCAAATGTTGTTTTACAATCAAAAGATCGAGTTTTGTTAGGAATGAATGTGTCTGTTATGTCTAAAGATGGTTACATATGTATAACTGACGC